GGAGAAATAATGGACGAGAATGACATTGATAGGATGGCTGAAGACGTATTCAGAGATTTTGAAGATGCTGCTCAACCTTTAAGCTTAGATGATGCTTTATCATTAGCAGAGGCACTAGAAACTAGATGTTCTAATTATGCTGATGGTATTAGAGATGATCTTCGTAGAGGCCGACGTTAGATAAAATCGCAATAGATAGAGAAAGAAAGGAGTTCAATTGAAAAACATTGTAACTTTTAGTCCTTAATTTCTGAACATTGGAGCAATGTGCTAAAGAAAGTAACTATTTCAATTTTATTGGTATTAAGTATTATTTTTTCTGCTTCACCCGCTTTTGCAGTAAAACCTTTTGGGAGAGTATTAATAACTCCTGAAGTATATAAAACGTATGGTCCAGGTATTAGTTATCCTGATAAATCAGATCCTACGAGAATGTTACCGGCTAGTGTACAGAGAACGTTTCAATGCATTAGACGGTATGAATCAAGGAATCACCGTATTGACGGAGATGCAAATACTGGTGAAGGTTGGTATCAACTTACCCCTAGTACTTGGCATTCTGCAGCAGTAGCACTGCACTTTCCTGTTAATTTATTATGGAGCGCAAATTTAGCTTCAGGAAATCAACAGAGTGAAGTAGCAGTTTGGTATTATGAACGTAATAAACGATTTGGAGTACAGTGGTATGGCGATGCAGATCGTTGTCCCGGTGTATTCTTCTTTAATTAAAGGAAAGGAAAAAATGTTAGAAAATGAACTAGAAAAAAAATTAGAAAAAGCTAAACTAGAAATGCTAGAATCTGAAGTAGACTTAATTGATGATTTGCCAAATGTTTCTCTAGATGAATTACTAGAAATTTTTCATCTAGCAAGTGAAAGATCATTAAGCACTTCTGAATATATAGAAAATTTTTTACAACATAGAAGAGAATTTAGTCAAGAATTATTCTTTTCAAATTTTCGTGTTATAAAAGCTGTTTTAGTAGAAATTGAATATCGAATTAAAGAAAACAAAATTTAATTATAAATCAACCTTAATATTACTTAGAAAGGAGTAGTCATGGCGTTTTGGTTTATAATGTTCATATGTTTTATTATTTTTGTATTAGTTTATGGCAGACCCAAGAAGAGGTATTAACATGGAAGTCTGTAATCAACAACACAAAAAGAGTTATAAGTATGAACTATCAGCCCAAATTGCTTTAGCTGATTGCATGTCAGACAAAACAAAAAAGCGTAAAGAAATACGCTATTATTTTTGTAGAGTTTGTCGTGGTTATCATCTAACGTCACAACCAAAGAAAGGAAAAAATGGAGAAAACAAAAAGTGACCCCTCAGAAATAAATAATTTTGATAGGTTACACAAAAAGATAGTAGATTATCTAAGTAGTGGAGAAGTACACAGTACCCTTGTTGGTATCATCATTAATTTAGATGGCGATAAGGGTGAAAAAGATGTTATTGAAGCAACAGTATTTGCAGATTATATTATTAACTTTTTAAAGAAAGTTGATTAATGAAAGCAAATAGTCTTAAGTATGCTTGGCAGAAAGATAGTCTTTGTAAAAAGGAAAAGAAATTCGTTCCAGAAACTAAAGAACATATTCCTTATACATGTGATGATTTCTATCCGCCAACTGGTAAAGCTGTTACAGAAGAAGTAAAAGAAATGTGCAATAGATGCCCAGTACAAGAAGAATGTTTGGAATTTGCTTTGGCATATCCCGAAAATTATGGTAACTGGGGTGGCGTTTCTGAAAAACAAAGAGAAGTAATAAGACAGAGTAGAATCTCAACAAAATAAAGGAAAATAAATAATATGGCAATTACTGTTCAACAGTTAAAACAATATATGGACGCCAGTAAGAATATTCTTATTGCTGGTGAAGCTGGAACCGGAAAAACAGAAATGTTAAGGTCTGCTGCTAATGAGTTGGGACTTTCTATGAAGTACTATAGTTCTTCCACACTAGACCCGTTTGCAGACCTTGTTGGTATTCCAGTTCCAGATACAATCAATAAGTTGGTTGAGTACTATCGACCAAGAGAGATTGACGCAGCACAAGTCATTTTCTTCGATGAGTTAAACCGTGCTGATCCCAAGACTATTAATGCAGTCATGGAAATTATCCAGTTCAGAAGTATTAATGGTGAGCCACTAAAGAATTTGAAATGTGTGGTAGCTGCAATTAACCCAGTAGATAAGGGTTATAATACTGAAGAATTAGATATCGCTGTTCGAGATAGGTTTGACTTCTTCTTGACTTCTGAAGTTGTTGCTGACTATGCTTTTTTCAAAGCTAAGTATGGTCCTGCAGTAGCTAGAACGGCTATCGATCTTTTTAAGGAATATCAAGTTTCTTATAGGGATGATAGAAAAAGTAAGAAGAATACATTGGGCTACTTTTCTCCTAGAAGACTAGAGAAGGTGCTTGATGCATTTATGCATTTTCAAACCGCTGAAATTATTGCAGCATCTCTTCCAGATGATATCATTGTTGCTCATAAACATTGGGCTCAGCGTATCGAGGAAGCAGTTGTTGGTATTAAGAAAATTAATATCAATCCCGATGAAGCTGTAGCTAATGCTAAGGAATTGATTAAGTTGGGTCCTTCTGATCTTCGTAAGAAGCAGAATCAAGATCCTCTAATCAAGGCTTATGGAAATCTAAAGGTACTTGTTGCTGAGCAGAAAAAGAATCAAACAATAGATGCTATTGGTAATCCAGTAGACGGTAATGGTCAACCTATTACTGGTTCTTCTATGGAAGAAAAGTTGATGTATAAGTTGAGGACATCAACTGCAGCAGCTTTAAATGCTGGTATTAATACAGGTAGAATTGTGGAAGAGTATGGTCCAATTGTTAGAGACCTTGATACTAACCAAGCAAGGACTTTGCTACAGAATTGGCAGTACACGAAAACACAGAATTACAATGAAGCTCTTCGTGTATATCTGCAGAACAATCCCGAAGTTGCAGTTGAACTAATGGATACAACTCCTGCTGTTGACTCTGCTGACCAGCAAGCAGAAGCAATGAAAGTAGATACTAATGCTAATGTTGCTAATGTTGCTAATGCTTTTCAGAGTATTATTAACTCAATAAACAACCCCTAGTTAAAAGGAAGAAATGTTAAATAGTTTCGAGAAATCCTTTAAAGATGGTTTGTTGGAGTTACTATATCTTGATCCTAATTTAGGAGCGATTGCTCGCGGATTAGGAATGCCTGTAGTAGACAACTCTGTCTCAACAGCATCTTTAAAATGGGATAAAAGAGAAAAAAGAATTATGTTTACTGTTAATGAAGATTTTGTTGAAAATGCAGATGAAGAAATGATTGCATCTGTTATCCTTCATGAGACAGAACATTTAATCTTTGATCATGTTCTTGAGCGAATAGAACATGTTTTTCCTGACAAGAAAATTCTACATATGGCTCAAGAATGTATCAATAATGATATCATCGAAACAATCTATCAATTACCATTACCAGATGATGCAATTACAGGTCAACAACTCCTGCATAAAGATTGTACTTCAATGAGTACAAAGCAGGTCTATGATTTAATAGTAGACCAGATGCCTCCACAAGAAGGAGAAGGTGAAGGAGATCCAAATGGTTCCAAAGGTCAGAAAGGACAAAAGGGACAAGGCGGAAAAGGTAAATCAGATGGTAGTGGAGAAGGTGAACCTGATGATGAAGATGGTGAAGGAAGTGGTGGAGAAGGAGATGAATCGGAAGATGAAGATGAGCAGCAACCGAAAGGTGGCTGTGGCGGAATTCAAATCGATGATGAAGATGTTTTTGATCTTGAAGATTATTTGAAAGATTTAGTTCAAAAAACTGCTAAAGAAAAGAACATGACTTCTGATGAGTTCATGGATGAAGTCAATAATACTAAAAGTGGAGGATATTCTCCAACTGGTGGTCTTATTGGCGAAAAAAGAGCTCCATCTCCTGCTAGAATGAATTGGAATCAGCTTTTAGCTAAGATTAATCCAAAAGTTCTAGAAGCTGGCAAAAAGACAAAAGTTAAATACGATTGGACTTCACAAAACCGTAGATTAGTTTCTGTCTATCCAAGAGCCATTGTTCCTAAGGTAAAAACTAAAGATCCAAAAGCTAGTGATAAGGGAGATAGTATTCCAGTGTTCGTAATAGCATTGGATCTATCTGGTTCAATTCCAAGAACTCTTGTCAAAATGCTTCAGGGATTGTTAGAAGATATCCCAGAAAAGCTAATTAAGGCATATCCTTGCACTTGGGGTACATATTTGATTCCCTATGAGCCAGGAGGCCCATTAGCGAATGGTGGTACAGATATTGATGCTGTTTCCAGGTATGTTGAACAGATTCAAAACGAAACACATACTAATCCTTACGTTTTGGTTATAACAGATGGTGAATTCCATAATGGATTCAAAAGACCAGGTAAAGATTGGTATTTTATGGCAATTGATGACAGAACATATAATGGAGACTGTAAATATCATGCAAGAGATGAAGATCACTTGTATCATGTAAAAGATTTTAAAACCGTTTAAAGAAATTTTGTAGTAAGAGTTGCAATACCTTCCATATTATAGTATACTGGTTAAATTAACGGTATACTATAATATGGAAGGTAAAAATGGCTAAAGTAGCGTTGGTGTGTGCCGTATTAAACAATTTCGAGGAATTTACTGAGTTAGTTGCTTCAGCAAAAACTTATAAAAATGAATTGAAGATTTATCCTCAACTACAAAATAGACACCAAGTACCATTGTCCAAAGCTTGGAATAATGGTATTCGAGAAGCTATAGCAGATGGTTGTGAATATATAATCGTTAGTAACGATGATGTTCTGTTTGCTCCTTTCACAATAGATGAGATGGTCAAGCAGACGTCATCGGCACTAGCGAATTATAAGTTAGATGGTTCTGCTAAAGAACCAGTTTTATTTGCTCCACTGGACGTGGCTGAAACCTTTGACGATCCACTGGAAATTATTTGGTCTAAAAAATCAACAGAATTTAAATTTCGAGAACAAGAATTATTTAGTTGTTTCATGATAACTCCCAGAACGGTAGAGTTAGTTGGAACATTTGATGAAAATTACGACCCTGCATGGTTTGAAGACAACTGTTTTCATAGGGTAATTTCCCTGATGGGATACGATGTTTTAAAATTCAATGTTCCCTACATTCATAGAGGTTCTACTTCTACTAAAAAATTAACTAGACCTCTAAATTCTATGAGGTCTCAACAGTATTATACTAAAAAGTGGGGATCTTGTAATAGAAGTCTTGAGCCAGATGGTGAGCGATTTCAAACTCCTTATGGAGACCCCAATAGATCTCCGAAAGATTGGATTCCCAATTATAATGGCTAACTTACCATGACTGTAATTGTGTCGGCTCTTACTAAAGCAGATGGAATAGTTATCGCTGCTGATAGCCGAGTAACTCAAGGTGAAATAGAAGAAGATGGTTTTCCATATAAACTATGGACTAATAAGAACTATATCTTTGGTGGAGCGGGTGGAGTTAGAGAACTTCAAACCCTTCAATATCACGTAGAATGGCCTAAATGGAGACCTGATGAATATGATGTTATGAAATTTGCTGTTACTGAAGTAGTTCCTAGCATTAAAAGTGGAATTGAAGACTTAGGAGTTCTTAATGATAAGAAAGGTTCTCATATCTTAGATATATTAACAGTTATGGCTTGGGAAGAAAATCTAATACAGATCTCTACTGATTTTAGTATTTTGCCTGCAGTTAATGGAAGAATAGCTATAGGTGCTGGTCAAGCTCAAGTTTATGGATTTTTGGGGGATAGCGGCACTTGGACTAAAAAAGATGTAATAGAAGCTGTTCGTAGAGCTAGTACTACCGGAGTAGGGGTAGGTGGAGATATTTATTACGTTAGTACTAAAGATCCAAAAGTCAGAAAAGCCTAGTTGACAACATTAGGAATTAATGCTAATATATACTATAAGTGTTTATAATTCTAAGGTAGAAATTTTTAATGACAACTCCCGCTAAACCAGCTATTAAGGTTAATACTAAACCAAAGCCAAAAAATAACATTGTTCAACAACTGAACTCAGTTAAAGCTACTATTCAATCTACTCAAAAAAAACGAATACTAGTTTGGGGTGACTACGGCGCTGCAACAGGGTTTGCTACAGTTGGCAAGAACATTGTACAAAACCTTGATGCTACTGGTGAATACGAAATAGAAATCGTAGGTATTAACTGGACTAGTGAACCATTAGATCCTAAAGAATGGCCAGGAAAAGTTTGGCCTGCAATCAACACTGCAACAATGGATGGTGGCCCTCCAGATTTTCATGGTATTAAAACTTTCTTAAAGTTATTACAGACTAGACCTTATGATATTGTTTTTATTTATCAAGATACTTTCGTAATTTTACCAATTGTAGAACAAATTCTTGAAGTCCAGAGGAAAATTAATAAACCATTTACTACAGTTTATTATTTTCCTTTTGATTCATCTCCACCCGAAGAATGGGTAAGAGCATCAGTCTCGATGGCTGATTTTCCAGTTGCGTATACTAACTATGCAAAGAAAGAAGTGGAAAATTGGTCGCCTGAGATTGCATCCAAGGTAGAAGTTATCTATCATGGAACTAATCCAAAAGATTTTTTCTGGATTCAAAATCCAGAACAACGCAAGGAGTTACGCAAGAAATTTTTTGGTCCTTTGGCTGATAGATTTATTATTGCTAATATTAATAGAAATCAACCGAGAAAAGATCCTGCAAGATCTTTGATGCTATTAAGAAATCTAAAAGATAAAGGTTATAATCCTTTAATGTACTTGCATATGGCTCATCAAGATTTTGGTGGAGACCTTCTAGAACAAGCCAAGAACCTTAAACTAATTCCAGGTCAAGACTTTCTTATTCCACAACCAGGTAGCTTTAATCCCGGTACTGGATTTCCAATTAATATATTAAATGAAATTTACAATGCAGTTGATTTATATTTAACAACTGCATGGGGAGAAGGTTGGGGACTAACTGTAACTGAGGCTATGTGCTGCCATCTACCAGTTGTGGCTCCAGCCAACACTTCCCTCATTGAAATCTTAGATAATGGCACCAGGGGCTATTTAGCCCCCTCTGGTGACACCCCTAGCCATTGGGTAGTACAAGGACCGAATGACCTCAATCGAATGAGGCCACTGGTTAATGTTGAGAAAACAGCAGATATAATTATGGATATTATGGATGATTATGATGAAGCTCTATTGAGAGCAGATGAAGCATACAAGTGGGCTTCTAACTTAACATGGCAGTCAATTATGCCTCAGTGGAACGAAGTATTTAAGAAGGCTTATAATCGAACTAAGGTTGCCGAAAATCTAGCCAATGCTAATAATGTTCAGCCTAACTTTATTCAATGGAAGAAGTAATAATGACTAAAAAGGTAGTCGACATTGTACTCTACAATCAGTTAAATGTCGATCTAGATAGTATGGAAGATGAACAACAATTATGCGAATGCGGTTGTGGAGATTATGCTAAGCCTGGTAATAAATACATTTATTGGCACTATCAACCTAAACGGCCTAAAGGAATCCCACATACAGAGGAAACTAAAAGAAAGATTTCAGAAGCAAAGAAGGGTAAACCCCTTTCTGAGGAAGCACATAAGAAACTGTTAGGGAGAATTCCTTGGAATAAAGGCATACCTCGTACTCAAGAAGTAAAAGATGCGATCTCAAAGAAGATTAAAGGTAAAAAACAACCTCCTCATTCTAACGAAGTAAAAAAAAGAATATCTGAAGCTCATAAAGGCAAAAAATTTAGCGACGAACATCGTGCTAGTATAAAGAAATCTTGGACTCCTGAGCGTAGAAAAAGACTTGGTGAAAAGAAGAAGCAAGAATGGCAAGAAGGAGTTTTTAATAACGTAAAAACAACATCTAGCTCTTATGAGTATAAAATAGCTCCTTCGATGGAAAAATTAGGATTTCAAAATACTCTTGAAGAAAATTATTGGGTAAATGGTAAAGACAAAAGAAGAAAAGTTCCAGACTTTTATAATAAAGATACTAAAGAAATTGTAGAGCTTTGGGGAACTTATTTTCATCGTCGTCAAATCCTTCCTGAAGGGCAAAGACATGAAACCGAAGAAGAGGTTATTGCCTGGTATGCTGAAGCAGGATGGAATTGCCGAATAGTTTGGATTGAAGAAGAATTCGACAACTACTATAATGAAATTTTAGAGAAAGTTAATAATCATGGCTAGGCGAATCTGTGACATTATTTTGTATAATGGAGAAAAGTTTTTATTAGATATTCGTCGAGAAATCCTTAAAGACGTTGTGGATCTATTTATCGTAAAGCAAGCTAATACCACATTCAGTGGGTTACCTCGTGAACTCTTTGTAGCGGATCAAGACAACACTGTGACGGAAGTTATTGAATTTCCAGAACATCTAGATACATGGGGCCGAGACAGATATCAGCGTGGCTATATTCTTGACTTAGACCAGTATGGCGTCGATGACGATTGGATTATACTAACTAGTGATTTGGATGAAGTACCAGACCCAAAGGCTCTAGCTTGGCTAAAGGATAATTTCGATAGTGATGAAATTTACTCGTTTGAGCAGACTATGTTTCAGTATTTTCTTAATGTAGTTAATACCTCAGAACCTTGGGCTGGCACTAGAGCATGTTCACTAGAAAACTATAAAAGGATTGATGGAGAAACATTGCGTCAGCGATACATGACTAACGTTCTGCCTAATGCAGGATGGCATTGGTCATTCTTAGGTGGCAAAGAAATGGTCGAAAGAAAGATCCAATCTTATGCTCACCAAGAGTATAATAACGAGTTTATTATTAAAGATATCCATCGTAAGATGAATGAAAATAAAGATGTTTTTGAACGAGGCTTTGTATTAAGGACTGTTGCTATTGATGACAGTTTTCCAGAATATATTCGCAACAATACCGATAAGTTATCTAAATATATTAAGAAGGTATAATAATGACTGAAGAAGAAATTAAAAGTAAACAAGAAGAAACTTTAAATAATCTAAAGAAGTATAATAAAGAACGTAAGACTGAGATAGTTGATGATAAGCCCGAAACGAGGGAGCAACGCCGAGATAGGTTGGCTATTGAACGAGGGGCTATCGAACGACGCGACAATGATGAACCATCTGAATACACAGACATTGAAGTTGACGCTCCGGAATCAGAGTGGATTGAAGAGCAATTTGGTCAATTACCAGAACCAATAACTGAGATGACTGGTGACTCTGTTAATCCAATCATGGAGAGACAAAACGTTCACAATATGATTTGTGAATATTGTGGTAATTATACGTATCAAGGTCAACTACATGGTCCAGGTTATTGTAAAGAGAAAGTTCAATACGAGCAATAAAAGATGACTCTAGATCAAGCAATCTATATAATCCTATCGGCTGCTCAAATAGATGTTATCGACAGTAACATTGCTGCCTTTAAGAATTTTTCTGCTAATAGTATGTGGTGTAAGTCAGTTATAAGATTAGCATCTGGCTATACTGGAATGAGCAACAACCCATTGGTTCAAGAGGCTATAATGGTTCTTCAAGCTAATGGTATCGGCGTTGATGTTGGTAATCCACCTTTATAGGTGATATAATAGTTCTGTCAACCGTATGCAAAGGGATAGCAAGGCGGGTAGTCCCCGCATGTTTGTGAGTTAGAACCTCACCGGTTGATACCTTCAAGTAGTACCCAATTAGTAGAAAGGCAGTATAATAGTATCATGTCACGTACTTATTCAGTTGATGATTCGCTCCCAGAATTTGAAGCAGAAGATGCTGCACTTAGCGCACTCTTATTTGAGGTGTCTAGGAAAGCTCCTGTTCATCAGATTTATCACTATAAAAAGGATGTTACCTTCAATAAAAATGTCTTAAAAGAAGGTGGTAAATTATTAGCTTCAACTAAATCCCCTGGAAGTCCTAGATCTAAAGAAGCAGAGTTATGGCTGTACAAAAATGTATATATGTATATACGTACATTTAAAGGTAATACAATCAGCGTTACCTTTATCAATAATGAAGATGATAACGGAGAGAGTGTAAAATCAGTATTTGAAGAGTTCGAAGAAATATCTAAGCCTATAGAACCGGCAACAGCAAATTCTGTTAAGGTTAAGTTTTGGAGTTTAGCTAGTTATGGTCCAAAGTATGATTCCAAATTTCTGGAACTTCCAACTTGGGAAGACATAACGAAGAACTATGCTGAATCATCTCATGATGCACTTCAAGATTTAATGAAATTAGATTCATCTTCCTTAAGTGAGGGTGGTAAAATAATTTTGCTTCATGGACCTGCTGGTACTGGTAAAACGACTCTGATTAGGGCTCTTATAAGAGAATGGAAGGATTGGTGCGATGTTGAATACATTATTGATCCAGAAGTTATCTTAAATAGTTCTAATTATCTAACTCAAGTTGTTCTTGGGAATGATTCTGATGATGATGAAGATTTTGAAGACATACTCAATGCTATGGGTCTGAATTCTACGAAACCTGATGATAAAACACCAACATCTAAGTTTAGACTATTAATTTTTGAAGATACTGAAGATTTAATTGCCTCTGATGATAAAGGTTCAGTAAGTCCTTCAGTTTCGAGACTCTTGAATATAGGAGATGGTCTACTTGGTCAAGGACTGAAGATATTGATCCTAATTACAACAAATGTTAAATTAGACAAGTTGCACCCAGCACTAGTTAGACCTGGAAGAACTTTGGCTAAAATTCATGTTCCCAAGCTTTCTCAAGAAGAGGCAACACAATGGCTTGGAAGTAATTTTAATGAAGCAACCTTAGCTGAGTTGTATGAAGAAAAGAGTAGTAAACAAATCGTTGCAGAAAAGAAGGAATTTGAAATTCCTGGAACTTATCTTTAAAGGAGATAAAATGACAGTATATAAGTTAACAGTAAATCTGGATGCTACATTAGCCGTCCAGAATCCGAATGGTTCATTCAACTATTTCAAACCGTCTATCGGGGCAGAATTTTATACCGATTCGACAGAAGATCTAAAAAGTTTGAATCAAAAATTTGGAGAGCTTTACGTAGAGGTAATTGGACCTAATTTTAAAGCAGTTGTTGAAGAGTTCTTGGTTAATTCTGAGGATGAACCAGAAGGTAATGAAAAATCTGTATGTAGTTGTGATACTGCTGATTCTTGTGCTTGTAAGCCACTAGAAATTGGAGAGAAGCCTGAATTAGAAGATTTAGAGCGGGCTAAAACTATTTATCACCAAGGACCTCAAGCATTGAATAATACTGACGAAGAAGGTTTACCTAAAGAGGAGTGGGAATAATGGCTTATAATGATACACATAAGCAAGCTCTTGCAAAAAAATATGGACACCAGTACAGTAAACCAATAAACATAGAACCTAGTGTTAGTGCAGAAATGCAAAATAAGATTGAACATTTAGTTCTTGCATTAGGACAAATGACAGGAACTATACTTAAACATAAATTAGATATTGAAGATGAAGCATATGAAGTAATAATGGATGAATTAAGTGAAATTACTAATAATGTAATGAGTAAACTATGAGTACACTCGAAGAACGACAAGCTAAACGCGATGCAGACAACGAAAAGTGGTTACAAAGGCAACAACAAGAAGAAAAAGAACGATTAGCAAGACCATTAGTTGAACGACTACGGGATTGTGGTCCATTCCTAGCTAGTGATGGTTATATGGCATTAGCAGTTGGTAGTTATAAAGATGCTCATGAAGCAGCAGATAGAATTGAAGAGTTAGAACGACAACTAAAGGAGAAAGAATGAAATTACGTACAATGCAGTTTTGGAGAAATTGTGGAGTATCAATAATGTTTTTTGGAGTATTATACTACTTTCTATTCCACATTGGTAGTGAATTAGTAATAGCAGTATGTGGATTTGCATTATTTTTAGTTATGAATGAAATAATTATACAGAAGAAAAAAGCAAATAATCGTTTTAATAATAGTTCGAGAGGAAATTAAATGCAAAGATTTACTTATAAAGTAATAGTAGATGTACCCGATGATGCTTTGCGTCCAAATAATGAAGATATTGTTTCAACATGGGAATATGAACTTGACGAGAATGGCCATCTGTCGCCAGAAACACTTGCTCGTATTGTTATGTCAGAACGTCTAGGACCAGATGAAGACTACGGATTTAACTATAGAGTGGACTGGGATGGTCCTCTTGATCCCCATATATAAAGGAAGTGATATGAGTGTAAGAGTCGGATGTCCATGGTGTGAAAGTATGGAGAAGCCTGAAATCATACGAACTCTAAATGAATTTGGACGAAAAGTTACCAGTTATATTTGTAGTATGTGTAAGAACCCCTACGAAGTAGTTGGTGATAAATCCTATCAGTTGCCGAGTAAAGAAGTAGAATAATGACTGAAGATAAAGTTTGGATTTCGATTTGTTCAGTACATCATGTTAAAAACTATGATTGTTCAACGTGTAAAAGTGGACACTGGATATCCCAGAAAGAACTTGATGAAGAACAAGAACTCTTTACTAATGATTATCCTGAATGGTTTAAACAACATAATAATGGAAAAGAACCCGATGAGAACGCTTTAGAAATATGGCGTTTTATAACAGGGAAGGAGTAATAATGAAATTGCATACTTTAAATAGAGAATACTGTCTTTGTGATAGGCATTCTCGTAAATTTAAAAAAGAATTAACTAAATGGAGCGAAAAGTTATTGAAAGCACTTGATAGAGAGGAGATAAAATATATAGAGGAGATAAAATATATAGAGGAGATAAAATAATGAATAAAAGAATACCAACACGTTTATATTCACAGTTTAATAAAGCAACTATTCTTAAAGCTATTAAAGAAGGTTTGATTGCAGTTAAGGTTAATTCTAATAATAATTTTCACTTACTTAATTATACTGATAGAGCTCAGTATTCTAAAGTGTGGAATAAAGAAATTAAAGCCTCTCGTGGACTAATTATTTCAGAAAGTCCTGATAATGATCCATATATTATAGCTCGTCCATTTCCTAAATTTGCTAATATGTCTGAACATCAAGAAGGTTCAACTATGGGGCCACTACCTATTGGATTAGATGTAGAAATAACCGAAAAAGTAGATGGCTCATTAGTAATTATGTACTTTGATAATGAGGGAGTGCAATTTGCAACAAGAGGTTCATTTGAATCTGAGCAAGCAAAGATGGCAAAACTATGGTTATTAAATAATAACTATATGGATCTTATTGATTTAGAAAATATAGGTGAAATAACAGTTTTATTTGAATATGTTGCTCCATGGAATAGAATAGTAATTCCATATGACAAAGAAGAACTTATTTATCTTGGAGCAATTGATATTGCAACAGGTGCAGATGTTGAAGTGCAATATAATGGTCGTAAAGCTTTAAAGTTTGAAGGGCTCAATGATCTTGAAAAATTGAATGAAGTAATCAGTAAAGATGGAGAAGTTGAATTTGAAGGATATGTAGTTAGGTTTATTCCTGAAGTATTAACTGAACCCTCTACTAGAGTTAAAGCTAAATTCTCTGAATATGTGAGGTTACATAAACTGGCAACAGGATTATCTACAGTAACTATTTGGGAGGCATTATCTGCCGGTATGTCATTAGATGAATTGATTCAAGATCTACCTGATGAACTACATGATTTTATAAAAGAGATAGTTAATGGACTAACACAAAAACACCAAAAAATTTGTGATGCTGCAAAAAATCTAGCTGCTAAACAAGAAGGTAAGTCTCGAAAAGATGCTGCGCTTGATATTATGAGTCATCCTGAAATTTCATCTGCTTTAGTATTTTTTCTATTAGATAATAAACCAATAGATAATAAAGCTTGGACTTTATTAAAACCTGAATTGAGATATCCATGACTGATATAGTTCAATATCCAGATCCATCTCTTAATGTTCCAGTACCAGAATTACACATAGACGAATTCGGTGGTTTACCACATGTTCATCAAACACTAACAGAAGTGATGCAAGAATATAATGCAGTAGGTATTGCTGCTAATCAATTAGGCCAAAACGTTAGAGCCTGTCTAGTAGGAGATAATTTCTTAGTTAATCCTACTATTATTGATCAACGAGGAAGTATTACCTACGCATTAGAAGGCTGTCTTTCTATCGAATACGGTAAGAAAGGCTACATACGCCCTTCTATTGAAGAAGTAGTTATATCCTATCAGGATATTGAAGGCAATGAACATCATGAAATATTCCATGATTTTGAAGCAAGAGTAGCTTTACATGAAATTAGACATTTAGATGGTAAACTAATTAATGAAGGAAAAGAAAATGAATAATATTTATGAATATGCTCGCCTTAAAGATGGCGTTATAATTCGACCAGATGATCCGGTTCATTCACGATGTTCTTCTTGTTGGGGAGATCCTGGTAATGAAATTGTACTTGAAAATTTTATGATAGATAAACTTATAAATACATTAGAAGTAATTAAAAAGGAAAATAATGAGAACTCCTAGACAGTGGTATCGTAAACGACAGTTAATACTCTGTGATTATTGTGGACATGCTAAGTATAAGCATCCTTCATATAATCCCCATGGTAAGTGTGGTTATTATAACTTTAGTAATAAAATATTTAAACGAGCCGATCTTTGGGGATATTGTACTTGTCGAGCATTTCTAATGCCAAAAAAGAACGAAAGGAAGTATTTAGGAGAATGAATAAAGATAACTGTAAAGTTGGACAAAGGGTTACATACTTTCCTAATAAAGAATTAGATGAAGTAGAATTTGGTGTTGTTACTGAATTACGTCCTTCATGGGCTATGGTATTATATAAAGGTGATACTATTTCAAAAGCTACCTATTACACAGATCTAGAAGGAGAGCCAAAAACTTTGGCTCCAGTTGGAAAGAAGATAAATTAATATGAGTCATTATCAAAGATACTTTATTTGGTTAATAAGCTGTGGTGGTCTCGGGTTCCTGCTTGAAGGAATAAACAGTAAAAAGCCTAATTTAGTCGCAGAATATATTGCACTAGGAATAACGTGGATATGTGGATGTATACTGTATTTTACAAAATATACAGATAGATAAAGGAGATACAAATGAGTAAAAATAACGATCAAGTATTTGATGCTGCAGCGATTGAACAGTTACAAAAAGATTATGAATCAGCTATTGAAAATTGGGATGGAAAAATCGAAGTTTTACCAACTAGAGCTTCTGTTAAGAGACAGTTTGTGAATCTAGATATAGATACTATGGTTGAAGTTCAAGAAGCAATCGATAATTTGGATGATCAACTAGGATTTACTGATACACACATTAGACATTTATCTCAATTTGAAATAGACACTCTAGTTGAAGAGTTACTGGCAGTTCGTAAGGTAAATGATATTTTATCATCACGAGAAGAGACTCTTAAAACATTTGCCAAAGATATAATCTCTCTAGATCAAATCGAACCAGATAGAACTTCCGGCGAACTAGTTAGTCAGAAGCATAAACTTAAGATTTCTAAAGAAATTAGGGGTGGAAAACTCACCATCGATATAGATCGTCTTAAGAAGAGATTAACTGGCGATCAATTTAGTAGTGTAACTAATGTTATTACTACTACGGTTGAAACAACAACTCCTGATGGTAAAATGGATGAAGTTATTACTACTACCTATGAAGTAAATGAGAAGTTTCTCGAAGCAGAGATGGTAAAGGGAAATATTCTTAGTGAAGATGTATTCCTAAGTTCTGTTGAATCTAAGAGAACAAGTGCTATATATATTAGAGATTTGGAGAATTAAATGATAGAACCGTTGAAATGGAAAATTGAAAAGAGTTATTGGGGAGGAAGCGATACTGCTGAATACGCATGGGCTGACGTTCCGCAAGACCTTCACTGGATGGCAGATAAGCATCGGCTGTATCTTTTCGATAATGAATACGACCGTACTTGGTGTATTTCATCAGTTGATGGTCGCACTCAGGAAGATACTAAGATACTTGCTGAAACACTGAATGCAGTTTTGAAACTGGAAGAAAAACACTAGTTTTGAATAGTAGAAAATATCGTCAGATATATGGTAATCAAGATACGGATACTCCACCAACTACTGGTGGAGGATTTCTTGCTGCCCCTAAATATGATGGCCTCTACTCTGATGATCCTAATACTAATCCATTAAATCCTAACTGTAATAAGTATCCCAATAATTGGGTCCTATTCTTAGATGAAATAGAAAAAACTCCCTATAGTCAAGATGACTTAGAGAATCTACCTAGGTTTAGTGCATATATGGCTGCACAGTTCTTTGATTTATCTTATGCTGCATTTATGGCTCACCATTACCGTAAGAATTTTAACTACAGTGATGGTAGTTCTATTGAACCACTAAGAGTAGGCAAATCATTCGCTAGAATGTACTGCATTGCTGATTTTCGAGAAATGGCTGCAAGTCTTCACAGAAAAAATATCATCGACAACTCTCAGCATGCTATACTGACTCTAAGGTTTGATTCATTTTCTACCCTAGTCCATAAAAAGACGTGGTATGTCTTGAATAAGAAAGAGAAAGCTGCTAGGATAGACAATAGCAAGAAGCCGTGGGCTCATGAAGTACCATTAGTGAAGCCTAGAAAGTCAACTAAGAAGAAGGTTAAGAAGAGTGATCCATTTAGCAAATACAGACCCCATTGGGACCACCGAGGAGAAGAGTAATGAGAGTGAGTAACTTGGAAGTTAAAGAATGTCAAATCTGTCATGTTCCTATTATGAAGTCATATGGGAAATGGATACATTGGGGCTGGCAAGGTAGAGATGAAAATCTCTATTGTGATAATAGTTTTACAACGGTAGCCACTCCAGAAGATGAGGCAGAATAATGAGTGAACAAAAAAAATGTGATGCCTGCGATAAAACTCTTAACGCAAATAATGAACTGTCATTTGTTCTTACTTCGGGTTATGGGGACGACCACTACGATTTCTGTGGATTCCCTTGTTTGACTGATTATTGCACTGAACACGATAAGAACTATCAACGTCACGGCAGTCAGGGACGTGATAAATGGATGAAAACTGGAACGCAGCATATTCCCCATAAACATCAGGGTGAGAAGGGCAATGGATGTCAAGTATGCGGTTGGGTTTCTGGACACGGACTTCATTCAGATGATCTAAAGTATAGGAAATTAATGCAAAAATCCGCAGTAAGGCGCTATAAAGAGGATGTTAAAAGTGGGAAAAGGAATAAATAATGAACGCAGATAAACCAGTAATTGAAGAAACAGAAAGTAAATTGGAACCCTTACCAGAGGTGAAGGATAATGCCGAAAAAAAGAAGGTTGTCTCAAAAACCGCAAAAAAGTGGAAATGTGCAGAGTGTGAGTTCGTTTACATATCTCCCATCCCCGTATCTGCTGTTGAACATAAATGCCATGCGACACCAGTACCAGGCAAAAGGGCCAAAGGAATGTTACCTGCAGAACAGTAAATATTAGCTAATTTGACAAAGTAACATAAATGTTATATACTATATATTAACTATTAAAAAGCTATTAATTCTAGATGGCACTTCATTGTTGCTGAGAGCCTACACGTCATTACGTGTACATGATCTTCGTAACTCCAAAAACGAACCAACTTGGGGTGTTTATGGTTTTCTAAATACTATAAGTTATTTAACTAAACGCTTAGAACCAACTCATATGATTGTAGCCTTTGATAAAGGTAGATCTCAAAAACGAAGGGATTTATATCCAGAATATAAAGCTAATCGTGAACGTAGACGACAACAAAAATTAAAAGATAATTTAAAGAACGATCCAGATTATCCAGATGAGTTTTCTCCTCAAAGAGATATGGTATATTCTTTGATGGATGCTGCAAATATATGCCAAAGGATGTTCAGTGGTGTAGAAGCAGATGATATAATTGCAAAAATCTCAATTGATTTTGCAGATGAGTTCGATGAAGTAATAATAGTTTCTTTGGATCATGATATGTTACAACTTATACGACCCAATGTTACAGTTTTGAAACCTTCTTTGGGTCTTAGTAAAAATATTAAAGAAGAGATAATTGATTATGATGCTGTTATTAGTAAATATAATTTAACTCCAGAACAATTACCAGAATTATGGAGTTTAATGGGCGATAAATCAGACGGAATTGCTGGTGCTAAAAATATTGGACCAGTTAAAGCTGCTGGTTTAATGGAAACCTATGGTTCACTTGATAATGTATTAGCTAATGATGAGTATATAAAAACTCAAAAGAATAGTGTTGAGCTAGCTTATAAACTAATCAAACTAGATAACCAAGAGGAGTTCCCATCGGTTAGTATGGAAGATCTAAAGTTTGATCCTACTATGCCTGATGACTTTAAGGCTCCCCAGTTCAAAGAGTTATTAAATCAATTAGAGTTTCATACAATATTACAGGATTGGCAAAATTTGCTGTTATGGTACAAATTTAATATTGGTAAGAGACTTCAATGAAAATCGATAAAATAAATAGTATACTAAATAATACAAAAGAGTATATCAAAAATCCAGACAAATTTAATTTTGGTGATATAGCCTTAGATCTCTATGATTTACATCGTTTACATAATAAGAACTATAAAAAATATTCTATTGGTAAATTAGATGATTGGCGTAAAATACCATTAGTACCTTCTTATGAGTTTTCTAAGAGAAAATTGCAGTTAAATAACTTTAATGGGTTTGATCCTACTAATGAAATTGAATTCATTTCACAGAGTAATAAACCAAAGCATCATGTGTTAAGAGATACTGAATTTCTTAGAGCATCAATAACTAGTAATTTTAATTTTAGTGTAATAAGTATTAGTAATTCTAATAGAATTGTTTTTCTCGATGATAAAAAACCTAATTCTCTCTTATCATATATCTGGGAATATTTATTCTTAATATATGGTTCTCGTGGAATCTATGAGACTGTAAATCCAACTGATCCTAAGGCGGTAGAAGCATTTACATCTTCTAAGAGTTTAATATCAGATGAACCACTAATGATTGTAGGTACACCAAATCAATTTTATCAATTTAAGTTAACACTAGATACTTTAACTTCTAATCCTATTATAGATATAACTTCTGGTACATCAATGATTCTTCAATTTGGGGATTACTATGAGTTATCAAAGATGGATTTAACTCTTTTTGAATTAAATGATTGGCTAAAAAAATACTTCAATACTCCTACAAATGATGTAATTCAGATATACTATAATACTGAACTATCAAGTCAATTATTTAGATGGGGAGATAATCTCACATATTATGTGCCACCTACTATTTCTGTACGAGTACTAGATCCCACTACAGGAGAAGAATGTGAACCTGGAGTTGAAGGTAATTTAGCTTTTATTGATATAGCTAATGTATGGAGTTGTCCATTCATAATTAGTGATGATTTAGGCATTCAGTATAGTAATAGCACAGTACAAATAACCAGACGATCTGATGAAATAATCAAAACTGGTATTAAGCCAAAGTAAGATTAATATGAATAATAATTATTATATTAATAATGATAATAATCTTTCATCAATTTTAAGTCAATTTGGTGAATTTTTAGAAAGTGATTATGAACGATTAATTAGTAATAGTTTTATACCACCTTACTTTAATCAGCATAATAATAAAACCAAACGAAAAATAGTACTAATAGGATCAGATGGTACACCACTAACAATTTCTAAAAGTGTATTTTTGGCACTGCAACTTAGTGGTGCAGATACTATAGACATAAAGCCATCATCATTGGATGAAGCTTTAATTATAGAAAATATTATTAAAAATCATAATACTTATGAAATTAAAACTAGTGTACACATAGGCACTGATCAAGAAGTAGAGTTATCTTCTAGTTGGAGAAATACAATTGATAATGCAACAGATATTATAGTTTTTGGTAATTATGAAACTATAGAATATTATAAGACATTAGCAACTAAGCATCGTAGAATTCACACTCATGAAGATAAACTATCCTTTGGAGTAGTCAATAGTAACTCTATAACAGATACATTAATTGATAACATTTGTTTTGATTTCTTCAATTTTTATGGGCTTGGTTCATTATCTCCTAAATTCTATATATTTATTGGGGAACCAAATCAAGAAATTCTAACTAAAATTAGTGATATATACAGTTCAGTCTATGGAGAACAAATAGAAGAATTTCGATCAAAACTAAATTTTGTACAGCAAGCAAATCTAATACGATTTATTACTAAAGAAAAAATATCTCGTTATCTTCATGTTATAAAAGGTGTTAACTCTTTTCAAATCAATAATCTTTACGGAGATATAAGAATATATATAGCAAAGTCTATAAATGATGCTAACGAACTAATCAGCATGTTAAGAAATGACACTTCGACAATTGCTGTAGATCCATGTGATCAAGAGGTAGTTTCTATGGTAGAATTTAACATGCCCAGTAGAATTTGCAATATTGGTTCAATGCATTCCCTAGATTTTTGGGACTCTGTAGATGAGCAATCGGATTTTGATATCTTTAATGATATGTAAAGGAGTAAAATGTTTAGATTATTAGTTGCCGGTGGAAGAGATTTTTACGCTTATAGATTTATTGAACAGACATTAACTGAATGGTTCGTTAACGAGTGGAGTGAAGAACAAGAAACTTGGGAAGAAACGGATGCAGGAATAACTGTTGTTCATGGAGATGCCGGTGGGGTTGATCGAATAGCTGCAATGTGGGCTACATATAATAACTTTACAGTAGAACCGCATCCGGCTAACTGGTCTAAGTACGGTAAGGCTGGGGGCAATGTACGTAATGAAGAAATGATCAAATCAGGAATTGATTACGCTATACTATTCCCTGGAGGGTATGGAACTAAGAACATGAAAGGCCATTTAATCCAAGCAAAAATAGATTTTCGAGAGGCCGGGGTACTTGACTCCGATGATGAAGTAGTGTATACTAAATAATAAGAGATTAGTAGTACGAGGAGAAGTATTAAATGAGTGCTGACGTAGCAGAAGCTACATACGATTACAAGAAGCTATTCCATATGGCATGTGGCTATATAAGTGAACTAGAAAGTTGGGCCGATAAAGATCCAATGGAAGTAGTTAATTTCTTTCTAACAAATTACATTGATCTTGAATGTCAAGATTAGTTTTTAACAAGTAAAGGAAAATATGTCAGAAACAGTAACAACAGCAACAATGGGAATTCATCAAAGATTAGCTCAAGAATCGGAAGATATGTTCGAAAGAAATCTTTCTCTTTGGGCTATGAAGCGACAAAAAATTCAGATCATTGCAGATGGTTATGCTATCTCAGGTTTTTTAGCTGGATTGGATGAATATTGGGTACAGGTATGGGGAGCTGAAAATGATGGGGATGTAGAACATGATTATTCTTTTCATCTAATCTCTAAAGAGAGCATTACATTAATTTCACCAACAGGTACATCAATCAAGGATTTGAACAAGGATGAGGCAGAGGAAATAGAAAACAAAGTTAAAAACTTTGCTAATGTTTCTTACGCTTTCAATAAGTCACTTAAAGAAGATAGGGAAAATAAGAATGCCAGAATCATGGGAGATACAGAACGATAATAGTGACAATGAAAAAGCCGAACCTACCATTGTTGAAACCTCTACTGAACGTAAATTAGATTTAACAAAACCTAGAGATCTCTTAGTATATTTTGCAAAGAGATTTGAAGAAACACATAATATCCCTTACATTATCGAGTGGGATAAAGAGACTTCTTGTATCAAAGGTTTTATGGCTCGATATGGAGTAGATGCACCTGAAATAATTGATGTCCTGTTTGATAAGTTCAAGGGTAATATTAATGGTAATATTATTACAGCTACTGGATTTTCAAAGGGAGCTAAGTGGATACAGGACATTTTATTTAATGCACTGTGGGAAGAACGCAATAAAAAGAATAAGCCATCAACGGCTACTGGAACTTTAGACGGAGAAGATTTTGTTAATCTCATGGGAAAATGATTATAAGGATTTAACTTACGAGTTCTTATCAGATAATGTAATAGAATTTCTATCACACAGGAATCCTAATTTATCTAAATTCGCTAAACGTGGTTGTCCTACGTGCGATGGTCCAAAGTCTGATAACTGCTGTGGAGAATGCAAACAACAACTTCAACTTTATAAACACTATCTAAACGCTGGTATAGGTCAAACCTATCAAAGACTCGACTGGTCTGACTATCATGGTGACCCAAAAGCGTTAGCAGTAGCAGAGACTTATTTGAATCAACATAAGGCTATGGTAAAAAATGGTATTGGTATTTTGTATTATGGTTCATGGGGAACTGGTAAGACTCTATTGGCTGCTCTAACGGCAAAAGAGTTAGTTAAATTAGGTTACTCTGTATACTTTGCTACATTCACTCAGATGATTGATGAGTTCACTAGAGGTTGGGGTAACAATACCGATCGAGATAGATTTGAAGATAACGTCATTAAAGCAGATGTATTCATTCTTGATGATGTTGGGAAAGAATTTATAGCCAAATCAAATCTTTCCGAGGCAACTTTTGACCATGTTCTTCGTCAAAGAGCTTTGGACAGTCGATCAACGTTTATGACAACAAATCTTACCAAAGATGAGTTGAATGAAGGCTACGGATCTGCTATATTCTCTCTATTGAAAGAACGAATGATTCTGAAAGAGACCATCGGTGTTGACTACCGAGAGCAGGCGAGAACAAGAGTTCTAGCTGAAATTAAAGAACAAAAAATTAGAAAAATATATTAAACAAACGAAAGAAGGAAGTCATGAGTGAGTTAATTGAGAAAAGTGTTGCAATAGCAGCGCTAAAACTATTTAAGAAGATGGAAATGCCTTCTTCGAAATTTGATGATTCACCGTTTGGTAAGGTAGTTCTAGAAGTTCTCGATGGTGAACACAAAGATACGATTAATGATTGTATTATGATACTAGAAGCAATTCCCGTCGTCGATCACAATGATCTATAACAGTTAAACGGAGTTTAAACTTAATGGATTTAGAATATACAGCAATTAGGAATTTTGTCAATATTAACGACCTACAGTATCTGTGGGATAAAGGTGTAAGATCTGAGCATTTTTTCGATAATTCTATTAGAGAAATATACAAATTTGCTTTAGATTACTTAATTAAATCAGAATTTAAAACAGCACCAACTGAAAATCTTTTGAAAATAAAGTTTGAAAGTTATTTTAATACTACTGGATGGCCTGATGAAGAATATCTGGTTCATATTATTACTAATGATCTGTTAGAGAAATATCGTAGAGCCAACGTACAAAAAATTCTTTTGGAATCAGCTGATGCTTTAGATGATGATCCAGAAAAAGCAATTAATATTGCTATATCAAGATTATCTAAAGTTCAAGAAGATACTTCAACTAGAGAACGTATTGAAGTATATAAAGATAGATTCCAACATAGAGTAGATGAGTATATTGATTCTACAATTGATTTAGAAAAATCAAAAAAACGTAAGGGCATTTATTTCGGTTGGGATCTAATTAATGACCAACTATATGGTATTCATCCAGGGGAACTAGCAGTAATTGTTGGTTACACTGGAATTGGTAAATCCTTAACTGGTGCAAAGTTAGCTCTAGAAGCTGCTCGCCGTGGTACAAAAGTTTATCTGTTGAATCTTGAGCTCGATAAAGAGCTGGAACTAAAGCGGTTGGACTGTCTAGTAAGTGGTGTTAGTTTTTCCAAATATGAAAGAGGAGAGCTAAACTCTCTAGAGTTAGAGCAACTTAAAAGTGCTCGGACAGAGATTGAATCATTTGGTGATAACCTACTTATCGATACTCCTTCTCATGCATCTGAACGAACCGTACAAGATCTATATAGTAGAGCAAAACTTTGGGGTGCAGAATTAGTAATAGGTGACCAGTTAAGTTGGTTAACCCCAGAGGGTAGTTATAGAGGCAACAATAATGCCCAGACAGCACAGATGGGTGAACTCATCGTTGATATCACTAGAATTAATAAGGAAATGAATCTAGCAAGTATTTGGCTCGTTCAATTCAACAGAGATTCACAAAATAAGAAGAATCAACGTGGTGGACTGCAGCATATTGCTTTGTCTTCACAGATTGAACAAAATGTTAGTATGGCTATAGGTATTTCTGCCACTCAAGAAATGATGAAACAAGAAGTTAAAGTATTTGAAATTCTAAAATCTAGACGAAGTAGTTTAAAATCTTATCTAATGGAGTATGTCATGGACGACAAATCATCTATTGAAGTAATTAAAGAATTAGATCTGGATGCAGATACAGTTGGAGATACGGTGGGAGATTAATAAATATGAATAATTATTTAAATGATGTATTCCCAGGTTTAGATGTTGAAAATCTATTAGAAGATCTATTGGGTGCCAAAAATCTACAGATTAATAATAATGAGATTTTACACTCTTGTACACTAAATTTTGGGCTTCATGCTCATGGTGATCAAAATCCTTCTGCAAGTCTGAATAAAGATACACTTTTATTCAATTGTTTTACCTGCGGTGGTGGAACAATTATATGGCTTGTTCAAAATGTTCTAGATCTTTCTAAAAATGATGCTATTAACAAGATTAAAAACTATTCGGAAGCATTACAACCAATTCCGGTTGAACAATTTATAGTTAAATTAGATAAATTATTAAAAGATAAAGGTTTACCAAAAGAACTATTAATTCCACGATATTCAGAGAGAATCTTAGATGAATGGATTCAACCATCTGAGTATTTATTAGAGCGTGGAGTTTCATATGAGGTTCAAAAAGAAATGAAAACTGGTATATTAGATCCAGGATATGAACGAGATAAATCTAAAGAAATCATAAAAGTACAACGTAATGTACTACCCCATTTTATTGATAATGATCTAGTAGGATGGGTATCAAGGAGATTAGATGATACCCAAAATGTGGCAAAATATAGAAATACGAGGGGTTTCCCTCGTAAGTATTCGTTGTATAATCTTAATAATATTGTTGATAATAATCACTGTTATGTTGTCGAAAGCCCAATGAGTGTTCTAGTGTTAAAGTCCAGAGGTATCAACGATGTAGTAGCCTCGTTCGGTGCATCTGTCTCAAAAGAACAATTAATCCTTTTAAGAAGATTTGATAATGTTAGCGTATTTTTCGATGGAGATAGTGCAGGACAAAATGGTTGTAATGTCATTTTAGACGGATTAAAGGATTATACGAGGGTAAGAGCTATAACTACCCCTGACGGAGAAGACCCAGCTTCATTAGATTTTATTCCGGAATCATTGGGATATTTAGAGTATAGTTTTGGCTACTATAAAAAGAGGTAAATAGGTGGTTAGAAAACATTCCGATGAGACTAAAAAGAAGATGTCTGAAGCCAAAAAAAAGGAAACCTCATCACTGTAAAATTCCCGGTGTTTCTCGCAGAACTAGAATAGTTGATATAGGGAGTACTTGGGAATGCAAGAAGTGTCGCAAAATATGGACAGTAACTTCTGTTACCCGACCTTTAGGTGATGGTAAAAACTATACGATGATTTGGGAAACCGATGCCGGACAACGAGTTACAATGCTCGATCCAATGTATACAGATGTTTAGATTTTCTAATAAGGTACTTGACAAACTAGTAATACTACGGTACTATTGAACTAGATGGTGAGCAAACCGCTCATCACACAATTCTCCAAATGGAGATAAAGATACTATCAAATATGATAGTTAAAAGAAAGGTAACAAAAATGTCACTTAAAAGAGGCATGGGTGTAGTAAACGATGCTATGGCAAAGTTGAACAACCAGAATAGAGATTATTCAAAAGGATTAACCACCAAGTTTCTCTCATGGGGAGATATCGAAGCAAAGGTGGTAAGGTTCCTTACTCCAGCAGACGATATCATCTTTGTAGATATCCACGAATTTGTCCAATCTCACGATGGCAAAAAGCGAAGCTATGTCTGTCGAGAAAACTTCGGTCAAGAGTGCGAACTGTGTGCTCGTCCTTTTGGTTCAAAGCAAACTCCAGAGACTATGCGCCGAGAAGTTGGTTATGGTGTTGTAGTTCTGCGAGAACCAAAGTTCACTAAGGATGAAGAGACAGGACGTAATGTTCGAGTCATGGCTGGTTCTGATGAGAATAGATATCCAGAACATCGAGATGCTATTGTCGAGTATGAACTAGACGGCAAAGATGCTAAGGCTCCATACGTAGCAATTATTAACCAGGGTATTCGCTTCTGGGGACAAATTGCTACCCATTCCAGTAGAATGGATGATCAGGGACTTAGTTTGCCTGACCGTGATTTTGAAATTATTCGTATGGGTAAGGGTACTCAAACTACTTACTCAGTTATTCCAGCTTATGGAAAAGCCATTGATGATCTTGGTAAGTACAATCAGTACCTTCCAGACATTGAGGGTCTTCTTAGGAGAATGGGCAGTCAGGAATATTATGACCGCTACCTTCATGGGATTGAGCCTGTAAAGGATGGACAAAAGCCTTCAAATACTACTTCAAATACTTCTTCTACGAGTTCTGTTTCCAACTCATGGGAAGATGACGATGAGTATGAGGATGATGTAACTATTGGTGAAGATACTTATGGAGAAAAACTTAAGTCTGAATTAAACGTTTAAATACAAATACAAAGAGAGAGTTCCCCAGGGGGTAAAATCCCTGGGGTTCTCATATCTCAATAAGGAGAATTATGACAGATACTAGATGGGGAGAACTTCGAGAAGATCTTCGCAAATGGGAAGATAAGCATTATGAAATCGATAATGTTGGAGAAGGATTTGTTTAATAAAGGTAAAGGAGTAGAAGATGTGGGCATCGCTGCACAATCATAGTGAATACAGCCCCTTGGATGGCATTTCTTATGTTGAAGATATCGTCAAGAGAGCAAAAGAATTAAACTATTCAGCAGTAGCTTTAACTGACCACGGTGAAGTTGGTGGTCATCTAGAACTCGAAAAATACGCAAAGCAATATGACATCAAACCAATCTATGGTATTGAAGCATATATGTGTGAAGACCGTTTTGATAGAGATAAAACTAAAAAGCGTGGACAATCAACTGGTCACATGGTTATTGTAGCCATGAACGATAAAGGTCTAGAAAATCTATGGGCTCTAAGTAGTTTGGCTTATTTAGAAGGTAAATATTATGATCCTAGAATTGACTGGGAACTTCTCGAAAAATATAATGAAGGACTAATAGTCGATGGCGGGTGTATGGGAGGTTGGATCGGTAAGGATATTCTAACTAATCCACAAGAGGCATTATTAAATGCATCGAGGTTACAGGCTATCTTTGGTGATCGATTCTATCTAGAACTGCATACATACCAGGATGAAACTCAAGAAAGATGGAATAAAGAATCTGTTGCATTAGCTAAGAGATTATCGATTCCATTAATAGTCGTTAATGATTCTCACTATACAAATCCAGATGACTGGTATTTACACGAATGCCTGACGGCTGTGCAGATGGGTAAAACCATGAATGACAGTACTAGGTTTCAATATGGAGAAAATCAACTCGGAATGCTTTCTGAACAAGAAAGTCGTCAACGCCTTAATTATCTACCAGATGATGTTGTAGATGAGGCCATTAAGAATACTGGATTAATAGCTGAAAAGTGTAATGCTAATATCCCTCGTCAACATGGTATGCCATTATTCTATAATGACAAAGAAATGGACGCTGAAGTTCTTCGAAGAAATATAGAGGTAGGTTTCAACCTTAAGATTAAACCTTATATTCCATCAGATGAAGTTGAACTATATTGGAACAGAATTCTGTATGAGACCGGTGTAATTATTGATCATGGTTTTCAAGGCTATTTTCTAATTGTTCAAGATATTATTGAATGGTCAAAAAATAATGACATTCTAATTGGGCCTGCACGAGGAAGTGTTGCTGGATCAATCGTTGCTAAAGCATTAGGAATTGTAGAAGTAGATGCAATCAAGCATGGTCTGTACTTTGAAAGGTTCCTCGATGTGGGAAGAGTATCATTACCAGATATCGACATTGATGTCCCTAAAGATCAAAGGTATCTCGTTAAAGAATATCTTGAAACGAAATACGGTAAAAATTCTGTAGCGAGTATTGGAAGTTTTAATACTATGGCTCATAAGCAGGCTATTAAAGATCTTTGTAGAGGATTAGATATCCCGATTGCTGATGCTAATAAGATGTCAAAAGTCATAAATGAAAATAACATTGATGGGGTACTATTAAAAGATCTAGAATGGCAACAAGTACTAGATCATTACTCTATGGAATTTGGTCCTTGGACTGTTAAATATCCAAAACTATTTGAGCTGTTGCCTAAAACAGTGGGACATCTGAGACATCATGGTGTTCATGCTGGAGGTATGGTTGTCAGCAAGGATAGTTTAATTGGTAAACTGCCATTGAGGTTTAAGGCAGAAAAGGGTGAAGAAGAAATCAGTACCCAGTTTGATATGCATGGTGTGGAAGATCTTGGATTTGTAAAGATTGACCTATTGGGTATCAGAACTCTCTCTACTCTTACTGAAACAATGAGACTTATCAAAGAACGTCATGGTGATGTTTTAGATCATTTCTATGATTGGTCAAATAATTGGGAAAAGTATTATGAGGATCAACAAGTTTGGGATGATATCTCTAGTGGTAATAATCTAGGGGTGTTCCAATTGGAAACCTCAAACTTATCTCGTCTTTCTAAGAGATTTAAGCCACAAAGTATTGATGAACTGGCTGCTCTGCTTTCCGTATGTCGTCCAGGTATTTCTAGAACTATTGATGAGAAAACCGGATTGAATTATCTTGAGTTATATCTTCAGAAGCGTGATAAAAAAGTTCCTGTAACTTATAAACATCCAAAATTAAAAGCAATACTTGGTGACACTTTAGGTACTCTGGTATATCAGGAACAGGCCATGAAGATAGCGGTAGAAATTGCTGGCTACTCCCTACAGGAAGCAGATAAACTACGTAAGATCATTGGTAAGTCTCAAGCAGATAAGATGAAAGACGAACGAACGAATTTCGTAACTAAATCTGTAGCGAACGGAACAAACGCCGATCTAGCGAATAGTATATTTGATGAGATGGAAAAGTTTGGACAATATGCTTTTAACCTGAGTCATGCCCTTGGTTATTCAATGATTACGTATTGGAGTGCCTATCTAAAGACGCACTATCCTCATGAGTATATGACAGCACTTTTTAGGACAAATCCAAAAATGGCTCCACTATATACAAAAGAAGCTAGGAGATTGGGTATCTCAGTATTGGGTCCAGATATTAATGAGTCTGGAGGAAAGTTTACTCTTACTAAGAGTAATTCAATTCGATATGGTTTAGAATCAATTAAGTTTATTTCTGGAGTTACTTCAGAAAAAATAGAACAGTTACAGCCATTTAGTTCTATGGGTGATTTTGTAGATAAAATAGAAAAATCTAAAACTAGAATTAATAAACGAGCAGTGTATTCAATGATATCTGTTGGTACATTCGATTCGTTAAGTGGGACCACAGCTAATTCTCTACTCGATTTCATTATAGCTAAGGAAGGTCTTGTAGCAGCATCTGATTATGAAAGGCCTCATAAAATTGAATGTGAACTATGTCATGGATCACTTTCAAAAATTAAGTGTCTAAAAGTAGAACTAAATCTTGATAATAGAGCATCTAATGAATTAGCAAACTTGGGTTCTCTAGTAAGTATTAATCCATTACAGGGTTACACAGATCTTATTAGAAAAGAGACAACCTTTGCTGGTGAAGATTATATGATAACCGGAGAGAAAGTCATTGTTGGTGGTCTATTATCTAGTATAAAACCATTAGTTACCAAGAAGGGCAAAAACCCTGGTCAAAAGATGGCACAGATTGTGTTGGATCTACCGGAGGATGACAGTCTGTTTATTGAAGAGACAGATGAAGATGGAGAAATCAGTAGTGTAAACACACTACAAATTGTAGTATTCCCATCTGTCTTCAAAATGGTTGAAGATAAATTAGAACAAGGAACTCCGGTTCTTATCAAAGTGGAAAAATTAAGTAGTGGCTTATCTCTCCAAAATATTTGGAGACTCGATCTGTTGAAAAATAATGGATAAGGTTGCCAAGTACCGTATAACTATAGTATACTAGGAGTAAGGAAAAATGAAGAACAGTCACTTTTGCGCGATTTGTCAAAGAACCTTTGGCAGTCCCAGTGCATTTATTAAAGATAGACAAGAGCATATCTCTAAAGGAGAGACAAAGAAACAAAATGGCAAATCAAAAACAACTACTAACTAAATTAATTGATGAAATTAATAAGGATTTCACTCCTAGAGGTTCCCATAAGCCAGTCGCATCATTGGGAGATGATTACGATTATGTAAAGGCTATTCCTACCTTTTCTCCTACCCTTGACTATATTCTTGGTATTGGTGGTTGGCCGGAGGGTAAACTAATCGAAATTTTTGGTAAAGAACATAGTGGTAAAAGTACTATGGCGGTTCTTGCTCTTAAAGACTGCTATGATTATTACAAGGGAGAGAGGTTAGTAGGCTACATTGATATCGAACATCGTTTCAACAAGGAATGGGCTGAAAAACTAGGGTTTGTTGTTGACCAAAATCTGATAGTTATCCAACCAGCTGATGCTGAATCAGGTACGGACATTATGACTAGAATGATTAAGTCCGATATGTTCTGTGCTATTGCGTGGGATTCCATTGGAGCTGCTGGTACTATTCACTCTCAACAAGAGCTAACCGATAAAAAAGATAAAATTGGTGGGAATGCCTCGGTAATGAAACGATGTGTTCAAACCAATGGTCCATTGGCTGATCTATTTGATGTGACCATATTTATGATTAATCAGTTGAGGGATGACATAACTGGTTACCACCAACTAGTTAGACCGGGAGGACACGCTGTAAAGCATCAAATGAGTGTGGTCTTGTATCTTCGACCAGGCACAGAGAAATATTTTGACAAGGTGAATGGTGAAGATTTGCAGGTAGGATTTCCCATTATGATTAAGACACTCAAGAATTCTTATGGTCCACCCCTAATTCAAGGATGGACAGATTTTTATAACCAGACAAGCCAGTACCTTGACCATGTTGGTATAGACTTCGATGGCGACCTCTATAGGATAAGTATTTTACTGGGTGTCGTAAAGAAGGCCGGATCATGGTTCTCTTGGAAAGAATTTAAGGAGCAAGGTGCTGACAAACTACTGAAGGTTGTGGTAGAATCTAATCGTAAGGAAGAGTTACTGGCAGATGTAAGGTCTGCTATCAAGCAAGGAAGGAAGAGAGATAGGGACATAGAAGAAGAATTAGACAGTGAATTTGGTAAGAAGCTTTTCGATGGGCCAGATATTAATGACCCCGATCTTTAAATAGTAACAACAAACAATATATATAAAGGATAAACAAAAATGAAGAATGCAACTAAGGATATTATTTTCCCTCAGGAACTAGTGGATGATTTGATGAAGTCATTCAGTGAAGATGAAGGCCAATTTACTAGATTGTCTAGTCCACTATCCAATGTCAACTTTAATGAGAATGATGAGCAGAACTAAAAAGCAAATGATGTCTGATCGTCATGAGAACGATATAGCAAATTATTTCCCTAATCTCCGCAAGACTAGTGCTTCTGGAGCTAGGGATGAAAAAGGAGATTTACAACCTATATCTTCTCATGAAGAACAACTATTTTTGTTTGAATGTAAATCAACTCAAAGAGAATCTTTCTCTATAACAAAAAAGTTATGGAGAGAGGTTGAACAGATTGCTGGGGTTCGGAGTCACAAAATGATTCCGGCCCTGGCAATCAGGTTTTATGGACCAACAGAGTTCAAAACAAAATGGGGAGGCTATGTTAATCTAGACCCTCGTGATTTAGATATTGAAGAAGATTTAGTAGTAATTAGAAATAGTGACTTACTTAACTTAATCGAGAGGGCAAAATAATGAGTATCTGTTTTCATAAAATGCGTTTTGTTGAAGCATCTCCGACAGTAAACCAGAAGTTTACTATCACAAAACGCTGTATACGATGTGGAAAAACAAAAATCAAGAGTTATAGGTGGACACATGGATTTGAGGGTTTCTAATGAGTTTCTTAGACAGATCACTAGCCTCCTTTGCTAAGAAGGAAGTTATAATTCCTTTCCTGGAAGAGGCATTAATTAAAGATAACTCTTTTTTGGAAGAATACTCTATTCGTGTCATTAACAAAGAGCGAATATTCGACGGAATGTTTCACCCATCTAGTGATACTGAACTAGGAGAATACCAGCTTTACTATAAGTTCCATCCGAAGTTTCATGATCTTTTAGAGAATGAAAGATTATCTCCAACGTCAAAGCTAACGATGCAAATTGGTTCTGCACTTCATGCTGTAATAGAAAGTGTATTAGTCCAACTTGGATTTTGCAAAATGGATGATGTAGAAGTAAAATTCATTGACAAAAAACGAATGATCTCTGGAACAGTTGATATTCTAAAATTGCGTCTTCCAAATGGGGAAGAATACTTAGTCGATATCAAATCAACTAGTAGAAAACCTGAGGAAAGATATAATTATTCGATGCAACTAAGATTATATCAGGATCTATGCCCAGGCGCACCAGAGAAGATGATTCTTTTATACATTGAAAAAGCCTATCCTCATAATCTTTATGAGATTGTCGTAGAAAAAGATGATAAAGCACTTAATGATCTATATGACAGGTGGGATAGAGTGAAGGTAGCTATTAGTACTGGCGATACTAAAGAATTAAAGAGATGCTGTGGTGACAGAAGTGAGAAGAGATATATGACTTGTCCGGCTAGACATATTTGTAAGTTTTATAATGAGTAAAGAACCAGACGTTCCAGTACCAATGCCAAAATATTATGGCTCTCCTTATTGCCCATCATGTGGCTACAAATGTGGATGCTGCTGTCACTGTATATGTCAAACTCCGTGTCCTGAACCAGATATTGAAGAAGATGGCATTGCATGGTGTCCTCACGATTGTCACGGAGGTCATGAACCTTGGGATTGCGAAGCATGGGCAACTCGGTATACATGGGCTAAAGCAAAATCTGAAAGGCTGGCCTCTCAATGAATAAACGTCAAGTAATATTTGCTTTAGATCCTGGATCAGTCAATATTGGTGGTGCTATTGTCATCAATGGAGAGCCCAAAAAGTTATTTACTGTAAAAGGAATTCCTTCTAGGACTAAAGAAAATAAAGGTTCTTTCAATGGAGATATGGATACTTTAATTCAAGAGATATTACCACAGTTTGAAGACATTATTACTAAGAATAAAGTAACTCATATAGTATGGGAAACACCTCCTGGTTTTGGGGGAATGAATCAAAGAGAGTTAGTACAGGCAGTATGTATTACTCTTAAGGTTATTACTTTCCAAAAGGGACTACTCTATAATAGTTTAACGCCTAACTATTGGCATTCCCAACTACTCGGTAGAACTAAGAGTGTTAGCAAAAAAGAGATTAAGGAAGAACTTCTAATTAGACACCCAAAATTAGAACAATTTGTTGGTTTACCTCCAGATCCATTTGACGCAGCAGCCATAGGTATAGTTGCCCATGAGGTAAACAACTGGAAAACCCCCTAATAACTTGACAATTAGTGTAATAAATGTTACAATAGTAATACTATATAAAAGGAGCAAATAATATGTCAAAAATGACTTATAAATATCAGGATTATCTATTTGAAACGGAAGACAATAGTATCCTTTTAGATCCAGTTGATTATTCTAAATTTGTACAAGAATGTAGAGAATTAATTCAATATGATAATGATGCAGAAGATGCTCGCTACGAAGCACAACGGGAGCGTCGTCAAGCTGACAGAGATAAACTAACTGGTAAAGGTAAGAAGTAAAATAACAATATGGTCATAAGGGATACAAAGTTAGAGTTCATTAAAGGACTGGAAGGGATGGGGAAACCCCAATCCGTTGATGAAGTCCGTAAAAATGAGTTACAGGATTGGGTAAAGAGAGAATTTACCTGGGAATCCCATCCAGAAGAGCTAGAAATCCTAAAATCAATTGAGGAAATTGTCGAGAACTTCTCGCATGAGTATCTACAGCCAGCTGAAAACATTATAGCAAGGTTCAACTCAGAGGAGTTAACAGATCAAGAAGCTGATCGCCTATCCTTGAATCTTAGAAGTGTTATTATGTCATTAGACGCAGAAGTTACCAAGCGGTATCTTCGGGCTCAATTTAGTTACTATAACTATGAAAAGGTCTTCTATGAATCATATCGCTCTGCAATATCTGGAACTGCTGGTGACCGAACAGCCAAAGCAAAGATTGCTACTAGTCAACAGAGGTTAGAATACTTTGTTTCTTTCAGTGCTTGGAAGATGATTAGCTCTAAATTAGATGGAATTAAAGAATCAGAGAAACTCATTACTTCTAGATCATACCGTCGAGCCAAATAACATTACCAATCCAGAAAGCACCAGCGTTCCTACGCCAAGAAAAACTAGGAGACAGGGATTTCCTATTGGCTATATTAGTTGGTTCCTTATGGAAAAAATCTTAAGAAACTTCAAGGAGTGGCAGAGGGTTTATGAGGTAAAAGGTAATCCTGAATTAGCACTTCCTAATAAAATAACTATTAATCTATTAGATTTTGATCTTAAAGTTAGTTTTCAACTTTTATCTGATGCACAAAAAGAAGCAATAACTCTTATATGTTTAGAGAATCGAAGAGAAATTGAAGCTGCTCAACTCATGGGTTTTAATAAGTATTCTTCTCAGGTTGGGTTCCTAAAGCGCCAAGGACTAAAGATTTTGGCAGATTACTACAATGAGCTTTTAGGGTTTGATACTACCGGGGAGGAATATCTATAATGGCTGAAGACAATCCAGTTAGAAAACCAGTAGAGAAACCAGAACATCCTAAAATACAGGAACTTCTAGATTCCTTAGAGATAACTAAGGAAGATCTACCAGATAAATGGAACATTTTTTCTTTTAATTCCAAATTAGAATTTATAGGTGATCGAATCCTCATAAACTCTAGAAAAGGAATCACTAAACATTCTGAGTTGAAGGATTTCTTATCACCAACGCAATTAGAACGCAGATATCGTCGTGAAATTCAATCTAAAAATGGTGGATGGGATGATGATATACGTCATGGTGAATATTGGCGTCACTATAACTATGAATTAGATAAGAAGCCCCATAAGAGGACTGAATAATGGAAGAAAAAGATAACTTACCAGCTTTTAAAGAAGAGAATAATAAACTAACTAAGTTATATAATGTTTCTACTGAAGAACTATTAACTGAAACTATTGATGGTATCAAATATTCCTATAAACCTAGTAAAGCATGTAAAATCTGTAATTCTATAGAATCATTTCGATCATTAATAGATACTCTAATATTAACACCAAAAACGTATGTTGAAATACAAAAGAATGTTAGATTACTTGAACTTGAATTAGGCAGAACAGAAGAACAATTCATAAATGTAGATGATATTCGTGACCATGCCAGAAGTCATCTTCCGCAAGATAAGAATCGTGTAAGAGAGATTATTGAGCAAAAGGCGATCAAGAAAGGCAAAACCCTACTAAAGGGTGAAGACTTCATGACAGCCGAAGCGTTCTTCCAGGTAATACGTGACAAAGGTTTTGCTGCTATTGTTAATAATGATATAGCTCCTAACATGGCTCAGATTATTTATGCTCAAGAGATGCTAACAAAATTAGAGGAACAAGAAAAGAAGGACGTTTCGCAGGACAGTGTTTTCCATGAACTTAATCTTATTATTCAGGCAATTAGAGAGATCATCCCTCAGGAATTACAAAGAAAACTATATGATAAGATCGCAGAGTACCAACGAGATAACGAAAGTGTGATAGAATTGAGTGATGGATCAGAATATGATGAAGAAGAGGAAAAATGGACAAACAACTAAGTATAGGCAATAGCACCATAACGATTGAACCAGATCTACTAAATAGAGGATATAGCTGTACATTTTTTATTTCGGATTATGACATAATAAACGCTCCAGTTAGTGCAATGTTTCTTCTCGATGAAGCCTTTGAAGTATTCCGCCAAGAGCTATGCAATATCCTAAATATTACCGACGAGAAGGAAGAGTACAATGGTTAAGTTAAATATAAATGCTTATGCGTATGAGTGCACGACTGAGAATGTTCTAGATAGTTTTACAACCGAAGAGTATATTATTCCTGTTAAGGATGAAAAACTGAGATTCGGGTTTTTAGGTGAAGATTCTTTTCTAAAATTAGAAAATGCAAAATATTACTTTGATTCTAAAATAAGTATGATATATTTTTTACAAAAATTATCTTTAAACGCTACCTTAATTACAACACTAAGTAATCCTACGCTTGTAGTAGTAGTTAATGAAATATTAAAGAATTTTTCATCTACTCTTAATTTGGTTGTAGATAAAAAGACAGGTCAAATCTTAACGGTAAATTCTATGTCGGCAGATTTAGTAAGTTGGAGAAAGATCATTGAGACTGTCCACGAACTTTTTGATACCTTAGAATACACGAAAACCTTGTATCTAACTACATTTTCAGGGTTGGGAATTAGTATTAAAATGAATGACGATGATCAACCGGATCTGGATATTATAAGGATTGAAGCCCAGAGCCCTTCGTCAATTACAATATATCGTGGCATTGCTAGGGAAGAAGTACCTCTTAGAGGCTATGACGAAGACGAAATCATAGCAATTTTTAGGGAAAAGCTAGAAGTAATGATTGCTATTGACCCTGCTATTTCAAAGAATTATTCCTTAGTTCGAGATTAAATTCGCACTAGTAATTGTAAATCCCTAGAAAAGTACGCAAATATGGTCGATATCCCCACCACCAAGTCATTTAAAGGTCTAGTTGGCGATGTCCTAAACCTGGATACTGGTTCTACTTTTAGACAACCTCATGGTGCTGGACGAGATACAGAGGTAGTTAGCTTTGTCACTGATGATCCTGACCATTATTGTAAGGAATGCAAGAGTGGCATTTGTAAAAATTGTGGTAGAGAAATGCACAAAAGAGACCTTGATTTAGGTCAAGATATGCCCAAGAAGACTCTCAATTCTACACGCAGTGAAGTCGTTAGTAACATGAATCCCAACGAATATGAAGAGTTTATTACCGGTAGGTACGAGCCATTGGACAAACTACCTTGGTTTAGAAAGTGTAAAGACTCTACAACTTGTGAAGCTTATAAGCATTCAAAACTTGAAAAAAACTCTCATAAAATTTTCTCTTCTTATGGAAATCCTGCAGGTAAATTTACTTATTTTGACTCTCAATCTAGTAATACTCCTACATACCAAAAAGGAAGAGGTGACCCTCACCCAGTACCTGAAGAGTGCAACCGGTGTGGTGGAAACATAAAGAAAGTAAATGCTAAGAATAAGCACCCTCATTGGGGTAATGTTTGCAGTGACTGTGCAGATGTATTACAAGATAGCGATAAATAAAGAAAGATTATAAGCGATAATGCCACTGATTAACCCAAAAGATCCTACAACTATGCAAGAAGGGATGGACCCTTCTAAGCTTCCAAAGTTAACTCCTGCACAGGAAGCTCAACTCAAAGCCTTTAATGCTGAACGCTCTAGGGTGATGAATGAGGATAATGAGGCTGTTGAAGTTAACGAATACGAGCTCGTCGCAATTAAAAAACTATTGGAACACCTACAAACTAAATATGGATCAAGACAAGCTACATTCCATAACCTTAGTGAAATGAAGAAAGAATCTGAAGAGAAATTCCGTGAATTGGGTTTTGTTGTACAGGTAGACTGGATTAAGTCTGGTCTGAGTAAAAGGCCCAATCCTCCTGAAATTACAGTAGTCCGTAGACTAAATGAATGGGACCCTGAATTAGCTCGATTTGCGGTTGGTGCTGGTATAGCTGATGAAATTTATGAGGAACAAAAAGATCTCCTCAAAAAAGCCGGTAAGTATGTTCCACCTCCCAAACTGAAAGCGTAATGAAATGACAGAACAATTGATTTCATTAGCATCAGCAATAGAAGTTGTGAGAAAAGTAAATAACGAAGCATTCGAAAATCGACATAAACGTGGAGAAATTTACCGATATATCACAGGTGGCGAAGTTGAATCAGCTTTGCTAGAACTACCCATACAATACGGAACGGATTAAAATGACTCGCAAAGTTGCTCGCCAATCAGAGGTAACCCCTCTCAATACTATTGATGAATACTTGTGGAATGAAAGACTAGGTGTAACTCAGTTACCTCCAACTGATGTATCGCAGCAAGGACAATCCCCCACATCTAGTTTACCTCCACAATCTAGTCAGGCCCCTACTATTGATTATGATTCTTCAAATGGAGAGAGCGATATGAATGGTAGTGGAGTTAGTGGACAAGGCCAATTGATTGCTCCTAAAGTACCCCAACAAGAACGTTCTAGTACCCCAGCAGTTAGTAAAGCTGCTAGTACAGATAGTCCATTTAAACTTGCCGATCATCTAATGACAGAGCATGCAATGGATAATGATTTAATACGTGATCATGAAGAAAATGTTAAATTACATAACCAAGAACATTCTAATTTCCCAAGTGCACTAGGTCATAAGCATTCCTATAAGACTGCCGTTAGTACTTTATATGGTGATGTAGATCCCACTCCAACAACTGGTGAATCCAGTAATAATGGTTCCCAATCAAATCGTAATAATTCACCAGATGAAGAACCAGGTGGCCCTGGTCCTAGTCCATCAAAGGCTCCAGCTGCTGCTGGTGAACTAGAAGGTGGTGCTGGTTTAGCTTCTGAACTTGGAGAGGCAGCATCATTAGCAGTATTAGCTAGTAAGTATCGAATTGGTTCTGCATTAGATCCAAAAGTTGCTAAGTTTAAGTACATTCGTCATAATGCAAAAACTGGAAAATGGGAGATATGGTCTAAAAAAACTGGCAAAACGCTTAGTACTCATGCTAGTAAATCCGAAGCAGAGTCAGCCTTCCGCGCTATGGAAAGTCACCTTCACGGCTAATGGGACTAACTACTGATAGAAATGATCCCTGTTTAGATGTCATCAAAGATGACGGTCAACAGGCATGTTATCTAATTTTAAGTGAAGAAGAAAGAGCAAAGGGTTTTGTCCGTCCCATTAGACGTAGTTATTTTCACACTAGGTGTTGGAAAGTAACTAAAATGGGTCAAGATATTGCTGAAACTTACGCGAGGGACATTCACTTCTATGGAGCAACTTACTGTTTCCATTGTAAAGATCATTATCCAGTAGGAGAATATGGTGAGTTTATTTGGGATGATAGGCCTGAACCACCATTTCCTAACCTGGGTGAGTGGAAACTATGGGCTTTACGTGGTGAAAAAGTTGGAACATGATTGCATTATTTAACGACCTCGATCTAACTGGTTATACCTATCAAAGTCAGGACTGTGAACAGTTACCGACTAATATTACACCAGGTAAAAATGATCCTACACCTTGGACTGACCCACTCCCTCTCCAGACGTTAGTTGATAATTCTCTAAAAGTTGGAGATTACGGAGTCTACTTTCAAATTTATGGCGCTATATTGCAATTAGATACATTGGTTAATGGTAGTTTTGTAGATATAGTTACTCATGTTTACTTTAGCAATCCACCCGTAGCAGACCGTATTATGACGATTAGAATTCTCACACCTGGAGCAAAGCCTTAATGGAATTTGAAGCTAGTTCTAAACCTAGGGTAATAGGACCCTGTACTGGGGTGGCGTGCGGACATTGCAGATATTTAACAGAGACTTTAAAGGAACTAAAGAAGAAACCAGTTACTGGTTCTATTCCTTTTGAAGATATAGAAACTACAGAAAATTTGAAAAGAGTATTAGCACTGCATAAACAGGGTAGAAATCTCTAGTTATATACTATGGCATCATTTGATCAGAGAAACAAAAAATCTCTAGCTAATATTACAAACCCTTTAGAGATGATGAAGGGCGCTCTCTCTGAGGACGTTCGTTTACCCTCTATTGTAGAATTTGCTGAACATCCTTCTTTCTTGGGAGCTGATAGGTTATACCCTAGACAAAAAACTTTACTAAGATTGATGTGTCTTGAAACAGAGAACATGACTGAGTATGATCTCAGGGTCATCAATGAATGGGCTGAAATGTTCAATCCCTCTGATGAAATAGTTAAAGGGATTAACCCAGATATTTGGAAGAGAGTTGAGTGGCTAAAAGCCAATGGTTATGACCATTTTGGAGAAATCATTGCAATTATTGGACGACGAGGTGGAAAGAACCACCTAGGGGCAATTCTTCTAGCTTATCAATTGTGGAAACTAATTCTTCTTGATGATCCACAGGAATATTATGGTGTCGCTAGAGGTAAAAGTATCGTAATAACCTGTATTGCAACCGCAGAAAAACAGGCTAAAGAGCTACAGTTTGCTGACCTTATTAACCTCATAAGTAACTCTAAATGCTTTGCGCCATACATTGCTGACCTTAGAGATTATTCTTTTGCTTTAACAACACCAGCCGATAAACGTCAAATTGCTTCTCTAAATGCTAGAGGTATAGAAAATCAAAGACTAATTGCTTCTATTAGAGGAAACGTAGCTAGTTCCAATGCTCCTGCCTCTCGTGGTAAGACTGTATTCAGTGTTGTATACGATGAGTTTGCCCACATGGTTGATGGAACTGATGGACCAAGAACATCACATGCTGTATATGCTGCTATCAACCCAGCACTAATGCAGTTTGGTGAAGATGCCTTAATTTTTATTCCTACATCACCATATTGCCTTGTGCCAGAAACACCAGTTCTTTTAGAAGATCTCACATGGGCACCAGTAGGGTCTCTTAAAGTTGGAGATAAATTAGTAGGATTCGATGAGTATGCTCCAGGTGGTAAGGGCAACGGCAGAAGTTGGCGTCAAGCAGTCGTTACAGAAACATCAATCATCAATGCACCAACGCTTAAGTTAAAAACAAATGGTCCAGAGGTAGTTTGCACTGGGGATCATCTTTGGTTAACAAGAACCTCTGGTTCCCCTGAACTAAAATGGGTTAAGACCAAAAACCTCAAGCAAGGTGATAGGATTCGTTACATTGACACCTGGGAAACCGATAAATCATATGATGCAGGCTATTTATCAGGTATGTATGATGGCGAAGGTTCCTATTCTAAGCAAGGACAACTGGGTATTGCCCAGAACCCCGGTCCAGTACTAGATAATCTAATTAAAATACTACTTGAGCGTGGATATGATCTTTGTACTCATATTAAAGAAAAAGGTAGAGACTGCATTGATATTACCATTAATGGTGGTCCATCAGAAAAAATGAAATTACTTGGATCAATTCGCCCACGACGTTTATTAGCTAAATTTACTAGCCGATTATACGGTACAAGAATTTATGATAAAACTTCTAAGTATGTTACTGTTGAATCAATTGTGGATTCCGGGAATCGTGATGTTGTAGCACTTGGTACATCTACGAAAACATTACTCGCCGATGGTATGTTCAGTCATAACACCGAAGTAGGCAAAGCTCACGAACTATACAAAAATAGTATTAAAATTGATAAAGCAGGTAATCCAGAATTTCCCACGATGTTAACAATTCAACTAGCTAGTTGGGACCCTTATGAAGACTGGGATAATGTAGAGGCATGTGAAGGAATGCCTTTCACTAGAAGACAGGTTCCGCAGTTATATGATGCTAAAATGAAAGCACTGGAACAGCGAGATCCAGAAACATTCAGGGTTGAGAACTTAAGTCAATGGGCTAAAGTAACTGATGCATTCTTGAACCCAAGAATTGTTGAAAGAATATTTAGTTCATTTAAAGATAGCACTGGTATAGAGCGTGTTCTAACTCCACAGGACCAAGGCAAACTTGGTTATATATATTATGGCCATGCTGACCCCAGCAAGAACAACAATAACTTTGCTGTAATGGTAGCTCATGCTGAAGAAATTTATGATCCAGAGAATAATGAAACCTGGACACATGTTATCATTGACCATATTAATTGTTATAAACCCGAAGATTTTCCAGAACACCAAATCGACTATGCCATGATTGAAGATGATCTGATTGATGTTCTCGATAGATTTAGGTCAATACGTAAATTTACCTTTGACCAATACGGTAGTTTCGTTACGGTCGATAGTCTAAAGAAACGAATTAGGGCAATGCGTCCAGCACACAGGGCTATGATTCTGGAAGAGAAGGCTTCGCTACAAAGTAATATGCAGAGATGTGAGCGGTTTAAATCTGCGATTGGTATGAATTGGGTGCATTCTTTTAAAGATCAATTTGGGGATGAACAAACATGCCTTCTAGAGCAAGAACTAAAATTTTTACAACTTAAGAATGGAAAAGTTCAGAAGATGAGTTTCGGTCCAGTCCGTACAGAAGATCTTGCTGACTGCATAATGCACTGTGTCGATAATCTTCTAGAGAATAATTTCCATAAGCTAGAACTACGAGACAGACTAGGAAAGACCACTCTTGGAGTAGCAGCTATGGGTGGATACCATAGTCACACTCCGAGTGAACTAGCGGGTGTTGGCCAAATGTCAGGTAGGGAGAAACTAAAGTCATTCTCTAGCACTTGGAGAAGTTACAATAATCAAGGTCACGATCCAGCTAGAGGCAGACGTGGACGAGGAATCTAAAAAGACTCATAACCCTTTAGCCCCAAATTTAGTATGTCCTTACTGCGACAGAAAGATGCTACAAGAGCACGCTCATTACAAATGTCCTACCTGCGGGTACCGTGATAGCTGTTGTGATATGTAATGAATACAAGATTATGCAAATGTGGATGTGGCCAAGAACTAACGGTTAAAAATTTAAGAACTGTTTACATAATGGGCCATAACCAATGTCCAGGTGGATCTGGGCGCATTATAACACGACCATATCGTGGTCTGTGTGCTTGTGGTTGCGGTGAAAGTGTATTTTCACAATATACTACCACAAAATATATACATGGTCATAACCATAGAGGAGATATCCTACCGAATTGGCATAAAAAAATATTACTGAATGCTAATATTGGAAAATCTAGAACCCCTGAATATATCTCACGACAAAGTCTTAAAAAGAAAGAAGAATGGGCTAACGGAGTTTTTAGTAATAGACCAGTGGATAAGGTTAGTAGACTCTATGGAATACCTACCGTTTATAAAAATATTCAAACAAGAAGCAAAATTGAAGCTAGATGTGCACAACTTTGTGACTGCTATCAGATTCTATACCAATATGAACCTAATAGCATTAAAATATCTGAATTAAATACTACATATACACCTGATTTTTATTTACCAGAATTTAATGTATTTTTAGAAGTAAAAGGTGATGATGATAGTAAATGTAATGGAAATATTTATAAAGTTCAATATTTAAATCAATATAAGAAATACCAAATAATTATAGTAAGAGAATCAGAAATTAAGGAATTAGAAAGACAATTAAAAATTTTTAATAAATATACAGAAGTTGATGGCAAACTGACCTTAAATTACAGTTGCTGCGACTAGTGACTTTAGTAATTCTTTTAATATTCATCATTATATTCTACATTTTTGACAAGCCATCATACTATTAACTAGATAAGCTATTTGACAATGTATATTACATGTAGTATAATATAGTATTATGACTTTGGACAAATTATATAACAAGAAAATCCTGGTTACAGGCAGTGCAGGATTTATTGGTGGCCATCTTCTTAACAAACTACCTAATGTTGTAGGCATGGATAAGAAGCATGGTGCTTCCACTTCTGATTATTACTTACTGAGGAGTGCGGTAGAAAAACATCACCCTTGTATGATTGTTCATCTCGGAGCTAATTGTTCCACTCAAATTTCACTTCGAGATCCCCAATTAGATTTTATTGATAATGCAATAGGAACCTTTAATGTTTGTGAAGTTGCGAGGCAATACAATATCCCTGTAATTTTTAATTCTTCCATGAAAGTTTATCCTGGAGAGGATGGAATCATTCCTCCTTATGGATTGTCTAAACTAGTTGGCGAGCAATACATTAAGATGTATCACGAACTTTACGGACTAGAGTATATCATTAATCGCCCCTCTAGTGTTTATGGACACAACCAAGAAGGTTCAGAAGATGGGGGATGGTTCACTTGGTTTATTAAAGCTTCTGTGCAAAATAAGACTATTACTCTTTTTGGAGATGGAACACAGACTAGAGATGTTCTTTACATAGATGACCATATTGATTTATTAATGGATCAAGTTCAAAATTTCGAGTTATATAAGAATAGTGATTATGACTTTGGTGGTGGCCCAGAGAATATCTTATCTCTTAATACATTACTAGAAACACTAGATTATGATAGAATCATTGAAGGTAAAAAGCTTCCTGGTGATGTTCAACATTTTGCTAACGATAATATTGCAGTAGGTAAAGTGAATGGTTGGCAACCTAAGATAAACTGGCAAGAAGGACTAGAGAGGACAAAAGAGTGGTTAATCCAATCGTTGTAATACCAAATCATTTACCCCATCTTAAGTTTTTAGAAGAGTGGGATGAATTAAAGGCTACTGAATTAATTATCATTCAAGATATAGGTGATAAACCGACAATGCCTAAGGGATTCGATGGATACATTTATGATCACAAGGATATCAAGAAGGACTTAGGCAAGAATGAATGGATTATTCCTACTCAGTCTTCTGCCTGTAGGTCTTATGGATATTATAAAGCATGGCAAATACAAGCTACACACATCTACACTCTTGATAATGATTGCTATCCTGATGGTTCCAATTTTTTACGAGGTCACATTGAAAATCTAGAGAGTAAGACTACTCTTGGATGGTACCCTTCGAATAATCAATTTGAGTTCACTCGCGGATTTCCGTATGACATTCGTGAACAATCTCCAGTAGGAATTAGTCATGGACTGTGGAGTAACGTCCCCGATTTAGATGCCGCTACTAGTCTACATAATCCTGGTCTGAGGTTTTCACCAACTCAATTCTACGAAACCCAAACTATACCCAAAGATAACTTTTACCCAATGTGTGGAATGAACTTGGCATGGTTGGCAGAACTTACTCCAATTATGTACTTTGGGATCTTTGGACCTGACTGGGGATTTGATCAATATGATGACATTTGGGCTGGAGTACTTTCGAAAAAAGTTTGTGATCATCTAGGCTATGCAGTTCGTTCAGGTTATCCTTCAGTTGAACATCGCAAGCAATCTAATGTGTATACCAATCTAAAGAAGCAGGCTCCAGGACTTCAAATGAATGAAAATTTCTGGAAAGAAGTCCAGAAGATACAACTAACTGAAATAACTCCAGTAGAAACATATAGAGAATTGATTACTAAGTTACCTGATGTCATCGAAGGCGAACCGGAAGGTTACACTAAGAAGTTCAAAGAGGCTGCATTAATTTGGGTTGATTTGTTTTCATGATAACTGTGCAACAGGAATATAAGATTGTAGTCACTATTGGTGCTGGTCGAAAAGAGTATATGGAATTACTGCTCCCTCAAATCTTAAGGGAATATGATTATGTTGATGAAATTAGATTTTGTATCAATACTACTGATGAAGAAAATCTTAAATGGCTTTATGAACAAGCGGAAAAGTATGATAAAATTACTCTAGATGAACGATTAATTCATCTCCCTCTTCCGGAACGTGAATTCGAAGGCAAGTCACATAATCCTCTGTTACTGAATAAGTTTTGGGAAGGATTCAAAGACCATAGTACAATTTATGTTCGACTAGATGATGATGTCATCTATATCGAAGAAGGCTTTATCGAAAAAATGGTGAATTTTCGAATTAAAAATCTTGAATATTTATTTGTTCTACCAAATATTATTAATAATAGTATCTGTGATCATATCCACCAAAGAATTCGCGCACTTAATATTGCAGAAAATATTGCATATGACTGTGTAAATATTAATGGAGTTGAAAATGGAGAAGTGGCTGTTAAAAAGCACAAGAACTTCCTAGATAAACTATCTAATAATACATTAGACGATTATCGTTTCCCTGAATGGGTACTTGCTGAGTATGAAAGAATATCCATCAATTCTCTTTGTTGGTTTGGACGAGATCTTGCAGGTGTTGAACTAGATTGGAATGAAGAGATTGCAGTTTCTTCCGATATTCCACGACGTTTAAATCGTCCCAATATTATTTATGGGGATGTGTTAATCGTTCATTATGCTTTCCATACACAGAGAGACTATTTACAAACAACAGATATTTTAGACTCTTATAAAGAAATTCTAACAAGTTTAGTAAAATGAAGATAGCAATAAGTTCTGTACGTAAGTTCAGTTCTTATACTTTACCTGTTATTATTCCCTCTCTACTTCAAAGTGTAGAAACTAAAGATATCTTTATCTTTGAGGGAGGGTACGCCGAAAGATGGTGGGAAATTCGCAAAGGAATTACTCATACACGAGTAGCACATAACTCTTTTGACTATACTGCTTTAATAGATATCGTGGAAAATGAAATAGAATCTGACTACTGGTTCTTACTACATGATACATGTAAAGCAGGTCCTAACTTTGGTAAACTGGTAAATGATATTCCAGCAGGAGAACCAGATGTGGTGTGTATGCTTAATTCTGATCCAGGAACAATGAATATTTGTGCCTACAAATATAGTTACTTGCTGTCAAAGAAAGAAGAAATTTTAGAGTTGAAAAATACAGACTATGAAGACTTAGACAGTGCTAAGAGAATAGCAACAAAAGCAGAAAATACCCTACAAAAAGGATATGCTCTTTACCATCCAGAACTCTTTGAAGTAAATTTAAATGAAAGACCTCCCAGCATTTACAAGGAAGATGGCGTCAACAGAAATGAACGCTACTTTAGAAACTTAGATATTACTAAATACCAGGCAAATTATGGAAATTCGCAATTTGTATTAGATCTCTAAGATGATATATTTACTTATTTAGCTCTTTAATAAAATCATCGAATTCTTCTTCAATCCATATTACTCGACAAGCATACCCCACTTCTTTATAACGCTTTATGATATATCCATGGGTCTCATGAGATTTTCCTTTAGGCAAAGGACGATCTCTATGCCACCAAACCCCAAATAATTCTACTATTTGCATGGTATCGTAATTGATAAAATCAGGAACTCTAGTTCTATCTGTACAAACAACTCGTCTTTGATCTTTATAAGTAGCTATAAATCCAAGAGGTTCAAGGTAATGAGCAGCTGATACTTCATAAGAAGAATATCTAAGACCAGATACTTTGAGTCTGTCTTCAGCCCAAGCTCGTTTTGTTGTTTTTGACATTCTTTCCTTAAACTCTTCAGCGCGTGGAGGATGTTTACGGCCTATATTAGATTGTCGGGTTTTTTCAATTTGTTCTGGAGTGTGTTTTAAACCTCTGTTAGAATGCCCTCGTTTATATTGAGTCTCTCTTCTTTTAGAAATAAATGTTTCGTTACAACCACAAACGCAAATTCTGGGTGTTATCACCTTACTTCTTTTAGATAGTATTATTCCCCTATTAGAATGATGATTAATATATTTATTCCCTAGTTTAACTGTTTCATTACAGCCACAAGCACAAAGTTTAATCCCTTCTTTTATTTCTAAAGATCCAAGATTCTTTAATTTTTCCCTACGCTGACTAAGGGATTCATTTTTACTTACTAAATACTTTTTACGATTATGTCCTTTAATGAACCTATTGTTGGGTTTAACCTCTAGATTGCAAAGACCACATTCACAGAGTTTAATCATACTAACTACAGCAAAAACGGTGATGTTATATTCATTAACTCTTGTTGTGAGTAGATGAATGGAAAGTCCAATGATATAGGTTGGAACAATGGTTGTAGTTGAACCGGAATCCTATCAGCGATTTCATTAATTTTTGGGTCACTCAAAAAGTTAATATTAGTGGAATTATAAAAAGGAGTTTGAGTAAATTTAGGTACAATTTGTATTGCATTGATTGTTGTGTAATCCTGTAAGAAAGTAACCTTTAAGTAAAAACTTTGAGTTGGTTGTTCAATAGTAATTGCAGTAAATGCATCATTAATGCCGATGGTAATCGGATACCATGTAGAGTTATCAGTACTAAATTGATAAGAAAGTGGATTATAGAACATCCCAAACATACTGAGCTCGTATACTTCCGTAGAGTAACTTTGAGATAATACAGCATAAAACGATTGGTTAGTAACTTGGGGAGGTAATATATAATCAACAGTAAGGTCGATCCATGTTTGCGTTAGCAACCCAGAGAAAAACTTATCAGCTAATAAAACACCAGCATTACTATACAGAGAAAGTGTATATGTGCCAGTGCTGGTATTAGGAAGAAAAAGCCTAGCCACAGTAGAAATTCTCATACTATCCGTTAGCAAAGACGATACCCACGAAGTAGTATATCCATTAAACAAACCAGCTTGTGAATATGTAATTTGCCCACTGGTTGTTAATGATATATTTATTACATCAGTGTTATCTGGCTGATTTGTTAAAAAATTAAGATTATCGATTCCAGAAATTGTAAATTTCTGTGTATAACTAGTAGAAGAGTAATTAATAGTCATAGTGACTGTCCCAGTGCCAGAAGCAGTTACTAAATAGTCATACTGATTTATGTTTAATCCTTCTATGGCCAAACCACCAAGTGCTGATGTACCATATGGGAACTCACCGAATGATGCGCCATAAGATACATCAGAAAGAAGTGGAATATTGACTGATGTTAATCCAGATATTGTAACACTAGTGCCAGAAGTTACATTACTGCCTGACCATCCTCCCGTAGTGAAGTTTGCCTCACTAGAAGTTAACAAGTTATTACCACCACCTAAAGTAGTTTGAACATAACTATTCCCGCTCGATCCACTAAATGTATAGATACCATAATTAGGGTTAGTCTGGTTTGAAGTATAGAAAACACCAGAAATAGTAAGTCCCAATTGAGCAGGAGAGTTGCTCCTCAAAAGAGTGACCGTTGAACTTAAAAAACTCTGCCAATCAGTAGCAATGCTACCTACATTAAAACTTTGAAAACTTTGTATAGTACGCAATTGATTTGTTTGTAGTATATCCCCAGCGTTCCCTGTATATCCACCGTATCCTGATACCAAAGTGGCCGTTGACGCTGGATTAATTAATGTATTAGAAACTGCCTGGTTATTATTTGGGCCAACAGCGAAGAAGTAGTCAGTAAAAACTGCCATTATTGTGGGAATCCAATTTGTTCTATGTTATAAAAACTTAGATATTTGATGCCAACAAAATATGCTTCATGCCAAGTTTGATTGATCAAGACTTCTTTATATGTATGAGGTCCATACTGATAGAATCTACGATTCATGAATGGGGTATCACCCACATTAGAGAAAATACTTCCTTCATTCGCAACGTCTTGCAGATTTTTATATGAAACTGTAGGATCTACTACACTATAACTTGAACTATTATCCCCCAGATTAGCTAATCCAAGATTTGTAGGTGAACCACCAAATTGATCAGAAGTTAATTGACCAACTAGGGCTCCATAGTTACTAGAGATGCTTGGAGAAGTATTGTAAAGTATGTTAGGGCTATTACCAACTAAGTTATTATAAGTTTGTGCGGGTGCATCTAGAAGAGCCTGTTCTAATCCAAGGAAATATGTATCAACATAATCTGGGAATACCTGTACGACTCTATTAACAGCATCAAATGGGAGATCATACACTTCGGGGACTAATTGGGAGAATTCTAATTTAAGATACCTGGCGCAAATTGGGTTCAAACAATACATACCTTTGTGCAATGTTAGATCCTGGTTAACAGGAGTCCAATTAATATTGTCGATACTCCAATATAAATTAAATGAACAGCCAGTATATAAAGGGTCGACATACATTCTATTGATTACTTGAGTTTGTCCAAGATCTAATGTAAACCAAACTACTGCATCCTTTACTGGTTGAGGACTACACTTCCAGTATATACTTTCTTGATTTGGAACTTGAAAATTACCATAATTATATATTACCGATGTAAAGGTTTCAATAAACCCAAAACTATTTTGAGTGGTCATAGAAGGAATTGTATATTGTCCAACTACAGATACTGCATTTTTCAATGCAGCGAGTTGAGCAGTAGTAAGAACAGTGTTAAAGATCGCAACTTGTGCCATTGTACCAGAAAAATTAAAAGTTCCAGGTGCTGGTGCATATGTGCCCAATACAATACTAAAAAGATTACTCAGAATACTACCGCTTAACACTGCAGATCCATCCACTGTACTATTATAGTCAACATAAGAACGAACGATAGAACCATTGTATGTAAATGTTATGAAGTGCCATGTTGAGTCAGCAACAACCGTAGCACCCATAAAGTTCACCATTGTTGTTCCATTGCCAACTTTCACATGATAATTACCATTTGCGTCAATGAGAATCTCAATGCCAGTATAGCGTTCATCTGATGATGACACCAGCAACTCTGAACCACTTGGTTTTTTCATGTTAAGAGCGACCGTCAGACTAAATGCAGTGCCTGAAGGTTGGAATGATGTAGAGATGTGACCCGAAATGCCGTTGAATAACGCCGCTGTGTCAGCACCTGTACCAGTGGGTCCAGTCTTACCGAATGTTACGCCACTCATGACGGTGCCTATATACCCATTACCCGATGAGTCAATAGCAGTTGGAGAGTTTTCAACTGCATCAGACAATTTCCACCATGCAGAAGGGGCTAGAGAGCTAATATATTGGTCATAAGCAAAAGAACCAATATTCATTTCGATATCAGAGATTTCCTGAACTACTAATTTAGTTAAGAAATTTTGCACACCGAAATTATATTGAGTACCAGTAGGTAACTTAGTTATAACTAATACCAAATTAATACTGCTATCGAAATAGCAAGTTTCTGGTAATGTCTCTTCAAAATTTATCCAGCCTTGACTATTAGTTCCATTTACTATACCTTGAGCTAACACATTCCCGCCAATTATTGGACTATAAGTACCACTAACTTGTAATAGTGTCCAAGAACAAGGCACATTCAGTAAATCAAAAGTTACATAATTTATATACGTAGTTCTACTAAATTGAAAGGCTAATGCAAACCCAGTATTATAAACATCGTCAACTAAAGAACTGTACCAAACTGTAGAGTTGCCCTGATTAGGTAATGAAATTTGAGCAGGTGGATTAATCTGATTGCTATTTGGGTCCTGATACTGTGATGTTGTTTTACTCTGGATAGTGTCTAATACACCAGTTGCTCCATATACACGATCAATTATGATACCATCTACGGACATTTCCGGTAACTGTGAATTGTCAGGAAAGGTTAAAAGCGGGTTGAGTTGGGGAGGGGTAATTGCCACTATTGGTTTCCGTTTTTATTACGATGAAGAGTGGGGTTGATCGAACGGTTTTTCTTCATCGTTGCAATCGTTTTACTCCTCCATTCTGGATCTTGCCACAGGAGTTTTTGAGAACTACTTTGTTTCTCTTTTTGCTCTGGATTATTTTTATAAGATTCTACCTGTGCTTGTGATAATTTTTTATGGTACTCTGGATCTAAATTACGTCTAATATTATCTTCTTTAATAAACTGTTTCCATTTATCACTCTTAGGGTAGGAAAAACCCCCTCTTCCTCCCTTACTCGTATTAGCAAGTTTATAACCTTGTTTACGAAGATTTTGAATCCATACAATTTCTTGCTCGTACATTAACTCAACTGTTTCACACTCTTCGAGAAGTTTAATTTCCGGTTGCACACCTTCTCTTTTTAATCTATCAATCCATTTTTCTTTATTAGTAGGGTTTTTTGTTTCCCAAATATTACGTCTATGGTTACTTAGCCGATCAGTTAAATTTTGTATTGTAACACCAACATATTTAATGTCATCAGGCTTTCTAGGATCATATAGACCATAGATTTTAGGTACTCTAGAGCCGTATCTCATGCTACGCGTTGCCATATACCGTAGCTGTTATAGAAAAACTGGGATTACCAATAGGTAATGTAGTGCTATACCCTGGTAGTTCTCCAGTACTTGACAATGAACTTAAAGGAATAACAGCAACGGTTGAAATGTTTAGAGTTACATCAGTTATTGATTCTTCCGTCACTATATGAGCAAATTGTGGTACTTCGACGTTTACATTATTTTTCAAAAAATATCTGCTACTTACAGCAGTATTGCCTGCATTAAAGACAGAAGATGGTGTGTTAACCCCATTAGCAAGTACTTGACGATCTAGATAGAAAAATTCAGAATTCCCCGATGTTACTATGTAATCTAAGTCATTATATGGATTTACACCACTGGTAATTGTAACTATATTACCAACAGGTTTTAAGTTGTAAAGACTCTGTAGTGTATCTCGTTTTAGGTCATTATCAAATGTTAGATCATCAGGTACTAACGGGACAATAAGAGTTTCGTTAACGCCAAAGCCTCTGGTGTTGTAGTTAGTACCAGAAACTGTTAAACCAGAAGTAGTTACATTCCAAACTTCGATGATCTTATTTTCAAGGGAGTTTGTAGAATTGGCAATATTTCTTAAACCTGTTGGAGTAGCCCCTTGTAGATAGGAACTGCCAACGCCATTTAATCTTTCTCTATAGGCTGAATCTTTTGATATGACATCTTCCCAATTGTCAATACTTAGCTGGTCAGTGAATGGATTATTAACAGTATTATACATCTCTGTTACTAATCTTCGAGTGTTTAAAAGAAGTCCCAAAATATTGTCTAGGTCAGAGAACTCTAGGTTCTCTTGATTAATTCGGGCTGCTGTGTAGATTAGATCTAGTTGCCCAGTTCCTGCTGCACCTAGAGCGATGCTCATTAATTGAGTTAAATTATCAGTTGGATTAAAATTGTATACGTCATCAGGAAAGTTTCGAACCTTCCACGGTAATGTTTGGGGGAGAGTTAGAGGATAGACGACTGACATAGTTATTTAATTTTTATTTAGAAATTGTTGAGGCCAAAAGTAGTTATATTCACACTAAATAATTGAGCCAATTGGTTATTAGCCAATAAAATATCTGATGTGTATTGTACAGCATTAGTTAAATCTCCATCCAATGGAACACTTATAATACCATATTGATTGAGATTATCTGATATTGTAGAAACTCTAGCAGAAGCCACACCACCAACTCCGTAAACCACTGATGCTAAACTAGAAAAGCTAATGACTTGATCATAAGAAACTGACTGTAAGAACTGTACTAAAGCATTTTGTATAGCAGAATTCACAACAGGTACATTGGCATTTTGTACATATATGACCGAAAGATTAATAATAAGATTCAAATACTGAGCTTGTCGAACTAAAACATTAGTCCCAACAACTCTAGATTGCTGAATTATATCATTTACTTGAGAAACATCATAATTGTAATTATACAAAATCGTTCCAACAGCAGTGTTAATACCACTGATAGACCACGGGAAATAACTCTGTGATTCATATCCAACTTGTTCATGACTAACAACTGCAATTCCGGTCATATCTAATACGGAGCCTGCATTGTTAGTAACATCATAAACTGGATATGCAGCTGTTACAAAAGTACCAGTACAAGAAGTAACGTTGGATGTTAATAAATCTGACAAATAGATAGTGTTTGGAAGACCAGGTACAAGACTAGTTATGTAGGTATTGAATGGGATTCCACTTAAAGTAGTAGTAGTTGCTATACCCGTTCCAGATATCACTAAACCAAGGTATAACGCAGAAATATTGGAATTAGTTGTAAACATATTTGTTCCAACTGCACCCGAGATACCTGTTATATTTGGAGGATCTAGGTTAACAAATTCTGTACAAATTGGTATATTAGTCACTCCAGCGAACCCAGAAATGCTAACAAAACTTATAAAAGAAGGTTGGTTCCCAGAAATTAATTGAGCTGGCCAGTTAATTGCTGGTTTATTAGCAAATCCAATATAGTAATCTCCAATACTATTCGTAGAACCAGATATACAATTAAGTCCATTAGCATAACTAAAGTTATTTGCATTATATAATCCATTAGTTATACCGCTAGTAAAGACTACATTTGGACTAACTAATACTTGTGAAGTAGTGGATGTTGCATTATTGCCATTAATGAATACTTCAACAAAGTTTGAATTAATTGTAGGATTAACTATTCTTGATGAAATAGGTATATACTCGGATTGCATCTGGAGAAGTTCTCCAGTATATGTTAGAGGAGCATTTAAAACATTCGGTTTTAGAGTGACAATTAAAGGAACTCCACTAGAAGCAGGATAGTTATAATCTTGTCCATTAGTTAGTAGAATTTGACTTATAGAGCCTAAATTCTGACCTATACTTTCCCCACCTTCTGGATACGTATATTTTGAGTCAGGTATCTGAGAGGTTATAGAGTTCCATCCACTAACAGCACCACTAAAAACAATTAGATTAAAACCTGTTGGCTGATTAAAGGTGATGTGACCACCACCAGAAATGGTAGTTCCAGAGTAAGTAGCTGTAGTTGAAACACCTAACGTAGCTAGACTATCAATTGCCCAGGCAGCAACAGCAGATACGTTGCTCGATCCATTAAATGTTGGAGGATTAAGAAACAAATAGTCTACACTAAACACTGTATTACCAGAAACAGTAGTGCTTAACACATAATTAGAACCATTGTTAACAATTGTTCCAGACCATCCAATTGGCGATGGAGTTATTTGGGTCGCACCAAATACATTAGACGGGAAACTACCATTAGTTAGAACTGCATTATTTGATCCACTAACTGCCATTAATTGTGCTTGGAAATTTAATGCTGGAATGAAAGTGCTATTACCAATTATTGTTGTCCAAACCTGATCCTGTTCGGTATAAGTTTGTTGAGCACCAACGACATTGACCTGTGTAATATTAGGGTCTTGTAGAGCCATTTGTACATATTTGTTGACGATTCCAGAAATGTTAGCAAAAGCAGTTTGTATAAATCTGGTCTGCAACTGTACATCAGTTTCAGTATCTGCACCACCTTGAGTGGGGCTGAAATTTGTAACCGATGGACTCCCTAGTATGGCAGTTGTTACAGAAGTAATAGTTTGTGATTGAACATTGCTAAAGCTACCTGGTAAAACAGCTTGGATTGGAACTTGAACTTCAGTTTGACCAATTCCGATAAATGCAGTAGCTACTGTGGCAAAGAAGATGTTATTTCCAGTTAATGACTGAGATCCAGGCACAAAGATCTGAGTACCAATAGGAATTGTAAGAATCTGAGCAGCTGGTGAGCTAATACTGAATGATACCGAACCTACTGCTCTAGTACCAAGTCTACGATTAATTCCAAATATATTAACGAAGGAATCCAGAGCAATTCCAGATTTACTATTTACGTCAAAACTATATGAAGTAAGAGTATTTGTATTAATTGCTGTAGCCAACTCATTGGCGAATGATTCAAAGATTTTATATACAGGCGATCCAACCGAAACATCCCAGGTAGGATCCTGTGCAGTGAGGCTTGTAAGAAGCCTCTGGAGAATAGTAACTGCCTGTGCCATTTTTAGCTTACCTGTATACCATTAGAAGTGACAAATAGATTGATGGTCAAACTGGTATTGGACAATGTAGTAATATCTACAGTTACATCTATCATTGTTGGTAGGTTAGAATCCGGGTATACACTTATATTATCGACTGAGTTAATAATTTCAGATTTATTCCAATTACCTAATTGTGACAAATTTTGGGCATTCTTAAGAGCAGAAATTTGATTCTGTTGATAGAGAGTAAATATCCTTAAAGTTTCAGCTTGTATTTGAGCAGATAAATAAGGAGTAAAAACCTGTCCAATTAGATTGGGGAGAATACTACCAAAGTTAGGCGTAGTAAAACCAGTACCGATTGGTTCCTCTAGCCATAAAGTTAGGTCTTGGACTAACTTATTGGAACCCGTCTGAAAGGTTAATCTACCTGAACTATCGAGTTGCAGATCCCCATTCTGCACAGTTAATGTCTTCATCTTATCTCTCAGTACCTAATTCAAGTTTCAGTTGGATATAATCGGTCCAGCATAGGTAATTGAGGCATAACCAGTAATTTGACCACTGGCGGTAGGATTACCCTGTATTATAAAACTTAAATTGCCACTCGTTAGGCAGAGAATCTCAGTATTGGTATAATTAGAAGTGGGATAATTACTATCTAATGCAGAAGAATATACGCGATTAAGAATAGTTCCAGCAGAGTTCGTTAAATATGAAGTTACGGAGTATAATCCAGGGAATGGCACATAAAAAGTACCACCACTATAAATAGTAATACCAGCTGATCCAGATTGAGTTACCAAATATGTATTATAAGTTATATTATTCCATGTATTTAAAGGAAATTTCCATGAACTTAGAGGCAGTGTAGTACTCATTCTGAGTTGATTTTCTACAACGAATTCTCCAACATATTTAAATAAACGATTATAGGTAGTCGAGCGTTCTATGAACCATTGTTGGCCAGCCTTAATCATATCTTTTGTAATGCCAGGAGGAAGAACTGTTAGATCGATCTGCCACTGTTGTTTATCAGCATCTAATCCATTAACTAACCAACTACCTGTTGAAGTAGAGTAGGTGGGTTCATGTATTAATGTTACTCTACGAGTTACACCAGCTAATTTGCCAAGAGGGGAGGTTTGACTTAAAACCATTATTTATCAATTATACCATATTTCATTACATTAATCAAATTAACCATTTTGTAATTGAATAGGATATCCAAAGTCAAGTGGAACTACATTGTTTACAAGTTTTCCATTAACTTTCTTTTTACCAATAATTCTAGTTGGACATGTTACTACTGCACTAGTTGTAAACCCTCCATCTCGTGAGCAACTTTGACTTACTGATTGGACATAGACTTGGAGTCCATGCTCAACGATGTTAGCTATCATTCCAGGATACAGTTCAGGCATAAAAGTGAATGTAACGTTGGTAGCGTATTGCTGTGACCACAAGTATAAGAATTCCTGTAAGGCATACATGAATTCCATCAGTTCTGAACGGATCATTGGTTCAGAATCAACATATGGTCTCATACCATATCTCTTTAGGAATTCCTTGGCAAATGTATTAATATTAATTCCTTGTGATGACAAGCTATTCATAGAGGTAAGCATGGTTGCAGGATCGGTACCAAATAATAATCCTAAAACAGCATTATTCTCAATTGTTATAATCCCATTAGTCATCAGCCAGTCAACCAAAGAAACATCACCAACTTCAGTTGGGTCACCACTAACACCAATATGTGTATATAACTGGGTGTCATCATGATAAATACTGAAGTCAATTATTTCAATATCATAAATACTGAGTACTGGAGCAGTTCCATATAGTCCAAAATAATCAGGATACCAAGCCAAAAAGCTACCATCTGGTCCACTCTGGAATTCTCTTAAACCCATAGTAGATAAAGTACCAATGGTTGAAAGAACTGGGACATCAGTTACAAATGCTCGTGGACTACCAGCTAGGACTGTTGAATTAACATCAAAGCCAACTACCCCTTGAGTAGTGTTATAGTTAAAATTGCCACCAGCCTTACTTAGACCTGCTGGTGTTGCAGTGCTAGCGGTACCTCCACCACCTATATTAATTGAGTAATTAACAATTTGTTTACTGGGTGAAGGTCTTCTAACTCCCTGTATAGGAAATGATTGGGAACTATTATAGAACTGTTGTTTTACTATACCATCTTGACTATCTTCTGCATCGACAACATAACCATCCTTGTAATACATTACAACATGTTCTGGGAGAACTTCAGTTCCACCATAAAAGATTAGGTCACCAGGCTCTAGAAGACTTGGATCAATAGTACCATAACCTGCTATTCTCTGTCCTACATTTGAATTAAGTTGTTCACCAGTATCTCCAAGTAGTCCATCAACACCGGCTTTACTCCAAGCCCAACCTACGAGTCCAGAACAGTCGAAACCAAGTTGAGTTGCATAATCTGGATCTTGTGTATCTCCGGGTTTTCCATGTGATGCACCAGTTGTATCATGTCCTCCACCCCAAACGTAGGTACCACCAATCTGTGTTGCAGCCCAAGCAGCTGCTTCTTGTCCTTTAGTACCCTTTTTGGTACTAGTAGTTGATGGTAACTGTGCTGATGATGATAAACTACTATTTATCAATGTAGGATTAAGTAAATTGTATTCCCACTGTGGATAAGTACCATCTGGTGTTGGTTGTTCTGACTTTGTAGGTGCTACAGTTTGAACAACTGGTCCACCTTTTAATGTTTCATCAGTGGCATTTACCCAAGCATCAACAGAGATATTATCTATTGTCTTAGGAGCACCAGGAGAAAGATCTCCACCTAGATAGGTAAAAGCAGCTTCCGATAAAATGATGTCAGCACCATTAAGAAGTTTTTGTTGTGTTGCGTACACAACATGGACTTGAACGTGTTTGTGGGTTACAGTATTACTTATTAGAAGTATTCTACCAATTTGTGCTGCAGTAGGGTATATATCAGGGTTTGCGGCTCCTTGTAGCCATTGTTTAGCAGATGTTGGATCTCCAACATTACTAGCCCAGTAAGTAAACGGTGCAGCTACCCAATACGATATGCCACTAGGATTTTTTACAATATCATCAGCACCAGAGTTATTAGACAAATCAGATATGGTATCAAATGTGGCAGTTATAGTTTCACCGCTAGTAATTCCTAAAATAGCAGTACCTTCTGGAGCACCCTTAACCCCAAGAGAGGCAACGGTACCATTACCAATACCAGTTTTACCTTTTGTAGTTGCCAAGGACACCGACTTAGAAACACCACCGGTTACTTCTAGATAATTTATAATATCTTTGAAACTTGTAGCATTCTCATCTTTTAATGTAATCTGAGTTTGCTTATAGATATCAGTAGCAAAACTAACCCATTGGGATGGAATACCACCAATATGAATATCTTTTGCAGTCCAATTAGCTACTTTCGTTAGCAGATTAATTATTCCAGTTGCTACTCCACCATCATTATTTTGTACGCTACCACCGAATATTTGTGCATTCTGTAAAATTCCAGGAATGATACCTTCATACTCAATTGCCCCAGCATCCCAATAGCTATTTTGAGCTTTATATAGCGTACAACTACAATTAATTACGATTGGCTCAGGGATCAAAGTAACTATTGGTGCATATATCACGAATCCAGTAAAGTACTGATAATAACTTTCTTTTTTGAGAAAAATTATTATTTCATCCATTGTATTAATTACTGGTGACTGCACCTTAGCTGCTGTAAAATTCTTTGATGCTGGAGTGTATTTAAAACCATTGTTAGCTAAATATATACTAGCGGTACTAACTGCATTGATATTACGCTCTATAGTAAGGGACATAAAGTCATCGCTTACTTCTATAATACCACCCTGTGTTAGACTATTAATGAATATTCTAACGTCTGGGGAATAGAAAAACTGTTCGTTCTGACCGAGAGCCATGGTTAATTAATGATTCCCGTTATTTGATTAATATCTACAGGACCGACTGTATAGTTTGAATTAATAGCTGTTGGATTAAATGATGAGCTGCTAATAGCAGGAGGTGTTATGGACGCAGTAGCACCCAGACCTAATGCAGATAGAGTACTGGCATAGCTAATATCATCTGTACTATTGAGTATATTCATATGATAATATGTCACAAAATATGATTTAAAACGCTGGTATATTTTGTTTGAGGTATCAATCCATCCTTGATATACCAAAGGTTGCAATTGGTTAGCATTTGTATTATTCGTTAAATTCTTTACATCGGTTACTAAATTTGCACTATTTCCAAGATGCGGAAGATTATTAGTAATCGTTGGGGACTGGTTATTACTATTGTTGTAGTAATGCAGAACTGCCGGGTAAGGAGAACCTCTAGTAAGAACAGATTCTTGTTGATGCACTCTAATAGCATTTTGAAAAGACTGCATTTCTTCAAATGCATCTGGTCGTTGTTTACTCATAAATGGCCAAATAATACTGAAATCTATGAACATTTCTGAACGACGAATTGGCATCCACGCTAAACCACGCTGTACCTGATCTTGGTCATACTGAGTATAGGAAGCAGTACTAAAAGATAATATATCTATATCGGTGTCTAACAGTGAATTACCATTTCGATCAGTTAATGCCAAATGAGCATTAGCTGTAGGTTTGAAAATACCCTTGATAGGGTTACTCCTGAGAGTACCTGTACCTACACCATTCCCACTAAAGATAGCCATTACTCTGGTATCCATTCATTAGCATCTTCAATGTCTAAAGTAGTTGAGGTATGTACAATACCATTGTAATTTGACCATGAAAAAGACCCTAAATTAGCTATTTCTAAATCTTCTTGATAAATTGGTCCACTAACTGGACATGATGCATTAGGGCTAACAGCCATTATTGTACCACACTTCCTGAACCAAGATCGGGGATTATTTGGCCTTCTTTAGGGAAGGTTAGCCCTTTGGTGGCTGTCTTCTTAGCAGCAGCCTGAGCACTAGTTAGATTTTGTAGACCTGCATACGTTAAAGAAGAAGTAGTACCAAAGTCAATTTCATTATTACCAGGAGACTTAGCGAACAAACCTTTTATTTCAGCATTAGTTATAATCTTACTCAAACTACTATAAGAAGTATTAGGATAACTTTCATCGGCTACGTTAAAATTTATTATATAAGGGTAAGTAACAGTTGTTGGATCAAATCCGATTTGCATGTCACTGTACCATAAAGAGAGAGTAATAGGAGTACTTGGCTTTACAGTACTATCAGCAGGAACTGTTAAAACGAGAGGTAGTCGATTAACAATTTGGTCTTCCTGCAATTGTTTAATAATCGTATATATATTCATTAGATTTTGTCTACTACCAGCATCTGCCTGCAATGACATTTGATCAATCTTTACTGAGATAAGTTGGGTTACACGACCCCCATAAGTGTCATAACTCACTTTATTTAAGGTATAACTCCATTCAAGTGAATTAGGAGAAAATGGCAAAGTTAAAAGTATTGTTTTTTGATTATTAGCCAAATACGCAGTTTTATGCCGATAGTTTTTGTTGATTGAACCAGTGGTAGTCATTAGTTACCAGTTCTCTGGTTGCCCCATTCAGTGGTAGATAATCCGTGCTTTTTCGCCCATTTATTAAGATCCCGGTTAAGATTACTAGGGTCTTCTAATAGCATAAATAGTTTTTGAGCCTTCGGGCCAAGTTCAATCTGCATAGCACCTCTCTCAGCTTTTTGCATTGCTGCCCTATTAGGTGTTCTACCAAATTTATTAAACTGTTCTGCCGATTCATGTTGAAGATCAAGTAGAGTACCACTAGCGTAAGTACCTTTAATTTTTTTACCATGCTGATTTATATGAGAAAGAGGTTGATCGCCTGTAGCAATCCTTGCTTCTAAAGCTTCACGGCGTCCAGTAGGTAATTGCTCTATATCACTTAAACTCATGAATTTTCCGTTAACATCAACACCGATATTTTTCCACTTATTCTTAGTTTCAAGATTCTGCATTTCAGTAGAAATTGCAGAAATTGTGAGTTTTTTACCATCTATATCCAACCAATCAGTAGCAGCGACAGCACCAGCAATAGCTTGTTTTACACTTTCTCCTGGTTTTTGACCTATATCACTAGCAAAGGTAGATGTTAAGGTTTTGTTGAGTTCTCGTTTTTGTTTACCATCATACAAATCGTGTATATATTTAACATAAGTACTATACGACATGTCTGCTTGCTTCTTTAATCCCAGAGATGACATCAATAATTTAAACTTTTGAAATGAATTTTCCAAAACTTGACTATTTTGATAATTATCTTTGGTAATTCCAATTCTACTAATTAAAGATTGATTTGCTTTTATTTCACCGCTTAATACACCCATGGCTCCTTGACTTTGAGAAGCACCAGGTAATCCAAGAAAACTTGTTCCCATCTGTTGGGCAACTAATGCTTGACCGATCATACTGTCTAGAATATCTGCAGGGTTGGCACCAGTTGCTGCTAAACCAGGTTGTCCAGCAGCATATTGGGCTGCAGCTGTAGCAAATGCTGCATTCTGTCCACCAGTTAAACCAAAACTAGCACCAAGTTGCGAGTACTGTATTACACTTTGTTGTAATTGTGAAAAACTGGTGTCGGTTGTACTCGCAGTGTGTGCTAATGTGTCTAGAGATGCATTGAGTTCATTTAATGACGCACCGGCTTGCATAACCATCTGTCCAAACATCTGCATAGATGTTTGAGGGTCTACTCCATACTTTTGCAGAGCCTGGTTACCAAATGAGTTAGCCTGATTTAGTAAATTACCACGATAACCTAATGAAAGATTTTGCATGGTGATCTGCTTAGCTTGTCCATATGACTCTAAGGGATTAAGTCCAAACCAACTAGTTGCCTGAGCACCAACGTCATAACCCAATGCACCACGAATACCAGTTCCACCAGTAATACCAGTATAGAGTTGTCCTTCTCTAAAAAGATCTCCACCCTTAGCTTTAATCATCCTTGCTGCATACATCGATCCAGCAATTTTTGCTGCACCCTCACCAGTGGAATTCAAGTTTGGACGTTGCCAAGGATCAAATGGTTGAGGAGTTGATTCTGGACCAGGCATTGGAGGCATTTCTCCTTCACCGCTCCATGCCCATTTTGGTCGTTCCACACCAGGACCACCTTGAGATAAAAATTGTCCCTCGGAATTTTTTAGACCATAAACTGTACTACTACTATCGTCAACGTAGTTTCCATTTTCATCTTGAGAAAATGGGAATAATTGGTAGCCTTCGTTAGTTCTTAACTTTTGGCCACCACCAAGTCTATTGAGGGCCATCCCCATTCTTTGGCCAGCTTTAGAACTAGTAAATTTATTAATGGTACTGCCCTCATTACGAGTTAGCCACCTAGCCCTACGAAGGTTTCGATAATATCCTTGCTGTGGAAACAGAGCCAAAGACATGTCAGAAATTTGCTTGTAATGTTCACCACTTGCAGTTGCTCTGCGTGCCATCCCTCCTCCACCACCACCGACTACACCACTTGGAGTCAGGTCTATGTCGTCATATTCTGAGGGGTCCGCTCCTCCTATATCTATATCAGAAGGTCTACGACCAGAAGAACGCCGACCGCCTGATTTAATCTCTTCTCTGCCAAAGAAGTCATCAGGTTCGTCAGCATACCCAGCACCACCACTTGTATTAGGGGGTTTAATGCCCCCAGAACCCCCAGAACCAGTCTGGGTGGCAGGTACCCCCGGAATCGGTCCAGGACCGCCTGTAGGGGGTATAGAGCCCGGTACAGAGGCTCCTGGAGAGGTGATTCCTAGCCTAGCTTGGTTCTGTTGGGCCTTCTGAAGCTCGTTGTTCATTTGTTGATAAATTGTCACCAATTGCTTGGCACTTTGAACAGTCCCCTCTTGTTCCCCACGTAGAGTTCTAAAAATACTGACCAACTGTTGAGCTTGTTCAGCAGAATTTCTAATTTCTTGAGCAGTTGCTTTTATCTTATCAAAAGAGTCATTTTGAAGGCCATTAAAGGTTTCTTGATCTTTGACCATTTGTTGCAATATTTGATCAACAGCACCAAAATCATTTTTGACACTACCAACATTAGAATTAAGGTTTAACCCAAGACTGATCTCGTCTGCACCACTACCGAAACCAGTAATGTTGTCAGTCATTTTTAATTGTCACCGAGTTCTTCGATTGGTACGCCATTAAAGAATGTAGCTTCTGGTAGTTGTTCAGAATCAACGGGAACAAATTGGATATCTTCAAATTGATCGAACATCTTTTCAAGTTCAAGGTATTCTTCCATTGTTTCTGGTGCAGGATGATAAACAATTTTATCGAGACCCATAGCATTAGCTTCTTCTCGTTCTTTTTGAATACCTTCCCAAATATCAGGACGGTGGAGAAAGAGTTGTGACTCTAATTCTTCATCAATAGAATTAGCTTCCTTTACCTTATCATTGAAGAGTTCTTGCATCAATAATCTTTCGTGGAGTAAGTTCCCATTTTTATCATTTAGTAGACCCCTTTCACGAGCCACTTTAACGTGGTACATAACGTAAGGGTCTACTTCTATTCTTTTGGGTCTTCACTACCACCGTTCTCTACGAAGATTTGTGCTAAATCTTCATCATCTTTGGGGAGTACACCAACTTCTTGGCATACTTCAATCATACGAGCGTGTAATTGGTCAATTTCTTCGTAAAGAACATCAATTACTGGTTCATACCATCCATTGGTAACATAGTCCCATTTTTGTCGCAGAACAGCAGTTTTTTTATCCGTTGGGATTAATTCTTTGCCATCAATGCTAACAAGTCCAGCAGCTACTACGGCTGCTTTATATGCTCTGGCATAGCCAATACCATCAGCATATGGCTGAGTTATGAGAAGAACCTCTAGTTGTTCGTTAACCGTTAAAGTACGAACTAAAAATTTATGTGATGGTATAGAAGTAACTTCCTTTTCGAGTTTACCTAAAAAAAGTAAACCCTCAAAGTCTTGCTTCCACCTATCATCAAAAGTCAGATCAGACAATGTTATTCCTTTGTATTATAATTATATTTATACTAAAATTATATCACAAATTGGTTAAATTGTCGAATGAATTAGAGACTAATTGATTAAAAGTTAATTAGTTCTTGTTAAGAAAACGCTGATAAATCGGCTTAGACTTAGTACTACGAATATCAGCAGCAACTGTAGAGTTAGTTCCACTAACTAGAGCCGTGCCAAATACGTTGTTAGAAAGAGCCGATCCAGATACAATACCATTGGTAGTAGTGGTAGTAAGAGCAGAAGGCTGATATACAGCTACACCGATACCACCGACAGCTAGAGTTGCACCATTGGTTACTGCACCACTAACTGTAACAGCTGGGCAGAATCCCTCAATTTGAATAAAACCAAAGTATCCACTAGGAATGTTAACCAAAGCAACACCAGCAAACTGACCTTGTTCTGTACCAACTGTAGTAGGGTTAGTAGTACTGTCAGTAAATGTAACGGGGTACTGAGTTCCTAGACCATCCCTGGCTACCTGATAAGAGGGACGCTGATTGGTAACAAATCGGTTTTTCTTGTCAGACCAGACTAGTACCTGAGTACCTGAAATATTTACACCAGCATTAAAGACATAGGTATAGCGTTCTCCAGCAGGGCCAGTGAAGTCATTATTAGTAGCATAACCAAAGTTAGACTGGTTGATACCAACACCAGTATTAGTAAGAGGATCAGTGAAACCCTGAGCTGAGAATCCTGCAGCATTGTAGTTAATTGGAGTTGCGCTAACAGTGTATAGAGCAGACTGGATGTTTAGCTGAGCGTTGACTCCAGTTCCTGTCTGTGCAGGGACAAATCCGCTAGCAGTTGTTACAGAGTCACTGACTGGGGTGAATGATAGTAAGTTTTGACGAGCCTGTAATGTGATCTTTTTGAACGTATCATAGTCAATAGTAAGAGTCTGTCCGGGTAGAAGTTTACGATGATCAGGTAAAATGGCCTGACCAACTCCTGGCTGGAGTGAAACTTGAATGTATCTTGATGGCATTTTATATTTCCTTTTTTAGTACCTTTGGTAGGTAACTGGTTGATAGATCTTTAGAGAACAGAACCTGGTTGGTTAGCTGTTGGAGGAATTAGCGAACCTGGGTCATTAAGAGTAGTCAATGCAGCAGGAGCACCAGGAGGAGCGAATGCGTAGTTTTCAATACGCTGTGTGTACATAAACTGTACTGACTTAGGGAAAGTCATCGTTCCAATGTTAACAGTCTCATCAATTGCAACATTTACAATTGTTGGATTAATGTAATCAATGCGACGTATTGGAACACGAGTAGTAGGATCAAGAATAATCTTAGATAGACCGACTTTACCAGTAGCTAGTTGTGCTTTAAAGACACCTAGCAAGTCAGAAATTACTTTGTTATTTCCATCTGAGTTAGTAGCAAAGTTAGCAGGAATATCATTATAGGTTGAATAAAAAGCATTCCATACTTCAGTATTCCACTGTTCACGAATAGTTACTGTAAGTGAACCAGCCTCTAGAGCACCAGGGAAGGCAATTTCTATTGGGTATTCGCTATCAACTGGTTGAATTGGTTGAGCCTGAGCAACTGGTTGAGGAGCTGATTCCTGAATAACATCAACCCAGGCCAAATTAACTGATGAGGTCGATGACCCACCTGGGTTCCAGGTTAAACGAGTATAAGCTCCACCTACGCGAATGTTGGTAGTAGTCATTTATTTAATCCTTAAGCCGCTGTTACCGTGAATGCGCCACTGGCAGTGTTAATCGCAATAGTGATATTGATGTAATTCAATGGAATAGTGGGTGAGTACAGGAATGACACCAAAACTCTAGTTGGGTTATTAGGGTCTTGAACAATGTTGATACCTGTATAACCTTGAATGACACCAGTGGTCTTAAGATCACTCAGAACGCCGGTTGTTAAGTTACCAATTGCAGACATAACTGATGGAGTTAGAGCCTGACCAATTAGATTACTATTAGTAAAGTTTTCCTTAAAGTTCTTGCCAACATAGTCACCAACTGCATTAATTGAAATTTCCTGAGTTAGCCAGTTACTAGTATTAGTAGTAAGACCATGACGAACGTAAATAGTTCCATTACGCTTTTGAGCAACTACCAACACTCCATAAGACTGTAGAGTTGTTTCCTGTGAGGAAGTCAACTGGTTAGAAAGACTTGAGAACCCAAGTAATGTTTGATGAGTCAATGGTGTCTGAGGAGCTTGTGAAGCCCACAAACCAGCTAAAGCAGCTGCTACATAGTAACCATTAAGACTAACTACTCCAGTAGTCGTACCAGTTGAACTATTAAATCCAGGATTATAGTTAATAGTCGGTAGGTTACAAACACTAACTCTCTGATTAAACATGTCGTTAGCAATACTGATTGGTACAGTTATTGGCAATGATGAGCCAGCAGCTGAACTGTCTAATCCAATAAATGACCTTTGGAATATTCCATTATTGGCCTGAGCAGTTAAGAATTGTGATAATCCCTTGAATAGAGGTCCAGTAGATGAAGCATCATAAGCAGTATCGAATACAAGTGGAACGATCAGGTCAAAGTAATCTGTACCAGTAAAAGATTGAATAGCCGTTAGGAAGTCAGCTGCTGTTCCACTCTGGGAAACAATATTCATTAGAGTTACCTGAGGAGCACCATTCTGGAATGCAAGGAAAGCAGCCAAAGAAGCTGGTGAGTTAATAGTTGGTGTAGACCCACTGTAAACGAATGGCTGACCAAAAGTATTGGCTGCACTATTGTAATCCGTAAATGTGTACACTGAACCTGGAGCGACAGTAGTGAAGGTGTAGGAAGCCTGCAAGTAAGTACTATTCTGTACAAAAGAACTACCGCTAATTGTGGTAAACGTAGTTATTCCACTCGTAGTAGTTGGCCCACTGTAGTTAGTTCCACTAGTTAGTGGAGCTCCAGTTAGACTATTGGTTAGCACAAAGTTAGAAACTGTTCCACTCTGACTTAGAGTAAAGGTCTGGATACCAGAAGATGAAGTAAATTGGAAGGTATCGTTTTGATTACTAGTCGGTAAATTGGGTGAAAAGGCCAAAAATAGAATATTTGGTGATGCACTAAGAACGGCATTCGTTATGATAGGTGAGGGTGCCTGCTCTACGTAAACATTCGGATTTTGGTATCCTGGAATTGGGCTCATAAAATCTCCTGAAAGGACTTACACCTTCTCAGTTTCTAGTGCGATTGTTATTAATGTTTACTAATTAAAAGAAGAAAACAATGTAGATTCTTTAGGGAACAGTGAAAACAAATGGATTTGTGTTGTATGTTGTTATACCACTGACTACAATGCTTTCTAAAATTGGTGGATTATAGTCATATTTTGGTTCATAAGCCTGACCTACAACTTGAGCTCTAATAGTCGCTTCATATGAAAGTAATTCTGCAGAAAAAGGAGTTCCAGCAACAATGGTATCACCAATAGGTCTTGTTTTAGAACCAAGAATAGTCATGCCAACTATTGGGTCTGCATAGATAGTATTATAAAAAGCTGTACTGCCAGGTGACTGTACATCAAACAGTATGAGATTTTCAATACTGTCAGCTAATTTATCTCTTTCCTCTGAAGCCATGGCTAGAATTTGAAAATCTATGTAGCCTTCAAAATATATTTGTCGGTCACAAACTATTTCTGTGCCACTAACTACATAAAAGAAGTCTGGATCTAAACCAGTCCATTGAGTAGTTATAGGAGTAAAATGTACATATATACTGGGCCAAGATGCCTCTACCAATGGATATTCTATATTGAACTTAGTTGGAGTTAATTCATTAGTGGTGTTACTAGGTATATTCCCTTGAGGAAATGCTGAACCAGGATTCATTACATTAATATACTCTGTTAGAGCATCAATGAGACACGTTTTCACGGCAGTTCGATAAATTTTAGTTACCTACCTAAAAGCGCATCTGATTAAGTGTTTCAACAAATGCTGCTCCAGCAGCACCTGTAGATTCAATCATAGTTAATATTTCCTCTGGACCAGCAGCATTTTTCCATTCCATAGCTGCTTGTTTCAGAGCATCTTCAATAAAGTGCATACCTTGCATACCAGGATTTTTCCACATTATTTTTGTTTCAGTTATGTGACCTTGAGCATTTCTGCTAATAATTTTCCGTTTACCAGGAGCACTAGCACCATAAGCTGTTCTAAAGTTAATACGACCACTGGCATCTCTAATCGGAATAGTTTTTCCAGTTAGCCCATACATTACATATGGATCATAACCTCTATCGAGAGCCATCATATATCCATATTCAGGTGGCACTGAAATTCCTATTTGACCATTTGAACTTACTGGCCGAAAACTTAATGCACCTTTACCACTCTTTTTAGGAGCTCGATAAGCTGCTAAAGCAACGGCTCTTGCAGCAATCTTGCTGGTAACGTAATCAGGCATTGGTTGAATCATATCATCTACTCCTTCGAAGTTAGGAGAGTGGCACTGAGAAGTATGGATGTCCTGGCTGTAAGTTCTCTAAAGTACAAATTTGAGCAACTATTTTAGTAGTATTCTGAAATGGATTAGAACCGGTTCTATAAGGATACTCAGCAGATGGTCCTGGACCTGTACGAACAGTAACAGGTTCTACATTAGATACAATGAATATCTGAGAAGTCAGAGTAGGGGTGTCTTCACTCCACGATTCAACCCTAGCCACCAGATCACCTTGTCGTATTTGTGGGTACCAGCTAAATTGAACTCTTGGGTTTTGATTCCAAAATTGACCAACTATTTGATTATTACGTTTATCTGGAGTATCTGCTGCTAGCATAAATAATTGGTATACGACATTCTGGAAACCACCATTGAATGAAGTCCCATAGCAGTTAGGACAATAGGTATTGCCTGACTGTCCATAGGATCTCGCTACTCTTTGTTGAACACTAACATCTGGATTAGTGGGACTTTCACTATCCTGACAAACTATACAACGACCAACTAGATTTGCAGTAAAGTCTTCAGCACGCCATAGCAATCTTAGTAAACACTGTTCTCCAAAATTTTGTAGTGTCTCATCATGAAATCTCTGTAGATCGATTTCACTGTTTTGTTCTCTGTACTTTTGGACATAAATATTAGATTCAATTTGTCCAGATAGTGTAGTAAGTGATGTGACAGGTTGATAGGAGGGTTTACCAGCTATATAGGGGGGATAAAAGACAGGATTGTTAGGCATCTAATTTATTCTGATATATCGTAATATTTTATCTCAGATTGATATCTATCGTCAATTCCAGGTTTATTATGTCCGTGAATTTTCATTAATTCTTCAAAACTGTCAAAGACAGCTACTGATTTTGCTTCTGTATTCCACGATATTACACACTTACCACTTCTAAATATTACACCATCAAATTGTGGTTTATCAGGATCTGTTCTTTGATTTTCATCATGATCTTCTGAAATGTCACCACGACGATACATACTAAAAAGCTTCAATGGCTTATCCGTTGTCTTATCGTCGACTTTATTAAGTGATGGATCTTTTAAAGGTTCTGATGCAGCAAATCTTGACACTAGAGTTTACCGGCAGAGATTTCTTGAAGATGTTCAATAATTTCAGGAGTTTGATCTTCCCAGGCCACAGTACATTCCCAACCCTGTTTATAGTACCAATTAATTACTTCTTGCTCAGTTGCGTGTTTTTTACCTTTGGGCAATTTTCGATCACGATGCCAATAGGTACCAAAATATTCAACTATCTGTTTGGTTTCTGGATTGTAGTAATCAGGGTATCTAGTTCTGAAACCATTAGAAATACGTAAACTTTTGTCTCCCTCATGAATATATCCTAATGATTCAAGATATGGTTTTAGCGAAAGCTCACCTTTAGAATGCCTAATGCCATGAGAATTTTTTAATTTGCCATCTTTATGAGCTTTAATAACAGATTTTGAGATTTTTTTTCTAGTTTCAGGCGAAGGAGATAAAGTTCCATTTTTTCTTCGTGAATCTATAGATTTTTGGCCACGACGCTTCATTTCTTCAGATGGTATTAAAGTAGTATTATGACCAGAAATAAGTTGAGAATTATTGTGTGCTGCTCTTACGAATTCACCGCAGCCACATATGCAAGGATTAAGTTTATTCAAACAAGTATCACAAGTTTTTCGGAGTCTTCCAGAATTATTACAAGTTTTAATTTCATTACATCTAGTGCACGTAAAATTGCGTACTTTAGAAGCATTAGTTTTTCTAGCCTTTTCTTTAGATTCTTCGGACATTGATTTACCATACATTGGATTTTTAGAACCAACTAAACCAACTTTACCAAGATTAGCTTGACGAAGTTTCTCTTTTGTCTCGTCTGAGAGATGAACACCCTTGCGGGGACTAACCCTCCCCTTAGCTAACTTTGATAATTTCTCTTTAGTTTCTAAAGTGTGTTTGTAAACTCCTTTTTCCATATTTTCTACCACCCACCTATATTGGCTGTTCCATAGTGAGCTCCACCGTTTGCTGGATTAATAAATGTCCTTGGAATTAGCCCCCCAGCCACCAACATAGCTCTCTTGGAACCAATCAAATACCAACGCTTAACCTGACGTAACTGCTTGTCAGCTATTTCTTTATCAAATTCATATAAACGCCACCAACGCTCATAATAATCTCTACGATTATTCCAAACTGCTGTCATATTTTCTGGCATTGGTTGTTCAATGTAGTTTCGAGCAATGTGCTTTAAGAAGTGAGCATAAACCTGTGAATTAACCATTCCTGCATACTGTTGAGGGATCTGAGCAATAGCGTTTACTCCAACACCCCATGCAGGATTAAAAATTGGTTGAAATTCATAGTTAACATAGTCCATTGTTTCATTAGTCCAGACCATGGCAATATCTTCATAAATGTTCATACCTGCTTGTGGAAGGTCCTGTAGATATGGTCCACCATATGAACTATCAAATGATCTATCTATTCTGTGACCTATACTAACTACTATATTTCTCTGATTTTCAGTTAATGAACTGTAGTAGTACATTGGAGTATCAGCTTGATAGTAATAGTCAATAAAGGTTATAGGCATACCAGAAGCTGTCCATGTCCAAGTTACTTGGTTAACTCCAGGAACAGTTGTTTCATTATTTCCTAATAGATAATTGTAAAGACCAACACCCTGTCTGGTTGCCATAGTTCCACTAGGAATAATAACTGTATTACTTTCTTGCTGAATAACTTCTAAGTATACTTGTTCACTATCGGGGTCAGTTAATACACCATTATTAAAAATAGCTACACCAATAGGATATTGGTCTGCATAGAGCGGAACTGGTCTTAATCGAGCCATTTTTCCTTATGCTTTGTAGACAAGACGGAAGTTACTAGTAGCTGAATTAAATATAAAATGTAGATCTAATCGTGTAGTGCTTATTGTCGTTGGAAGTACGACCGTGCCCGAGGATTCAAATCCTGGACTTCCCCCACCAGCGCTACTAAAAGAAATACTATGAGTTCCACCCGATGTAGTAAAGGACATGTCAATTTCATCTCCTTCATTAGGAGATGCAGTCCAACATTCGATAAGTCCTGTTCCTCCTACATTAGTAAAATAAAATACATCGTAATTGTCTGTAAGTATAGCGCTCGTTACATCACTAGTTGGACCATAGACTCTTTTAGTAATTCTTTTATTAGTAAAAGTTAATGTTGTATTGGCATAACTATTAATAGCATTTGAAAGTGTTATTTCTTCAGTTACTGCTCTATTTGTTTCAACTAATACAGCAGCATCAGTATAGGCAGTCGTAGAAACATCGGTACTATCATTTAATGCTGATTGGGTAGTAGCAGTAGATCCATTAACTAAAGCTATAGGGCCAACTATATCACTTCCACTGATTGTAGCATTACTGAGGTTACCATATACATTATAACCACTAACGAGAGTCGAAAAACCAACTACTTGACTACCACTAATTGTAGCATGAGACAAATATCCATATACTTGTGATCCAGAAACAGTAACTCCATAAGGAGGAATCCAAACAACTGTTCCAATACCACTAGCAGTAGCTCCTAAAACTTGCCCACTTGCCGTAGGTATAGGAAAATCCCCGTTAATCATTCCATTAAGAATGCCGAAGTCTTGAACTGTTGGCCCTGATATCCAAGGAATATTTGTTTGAGATCCGAGACTGGTTGTGCCTTCTTGTGCTCTATTTACAGTAAAGTTAGTGGTTCCTGGGGAATATGCTCCCGTAGTATAAACAATTTCTGAATTAGTTATAATTCCATCGAAAGGTGCAGGATTTAGAACAATTGGAAGATATTGATTACTTCCAATACTGATATTAATTCCCGTTGTAGTAGTTAAAGTAGCAGGATTACCTGCTGTAATACTACAGATACCAGTTAGAAAATCTGCACGTAACCTATTAACCATTTATTTCTTCTACTTCTTTTTGCGAAAGTCAACTGAAGTATATTTGCAAACTCCTGCAGGAATACCCTGTAAAGGAAGAATAGGGAAGTTTTTTCCATTCCACCCTCGAACTTGCCAACCATTTTTAAGAGCAAGAGTTTCAGCTGCAGGGCTAGCTAGTCGTTCAAGTTTATTATCTTTTAAGTCTTTACTCGTTGGACCTTGGATTGTTGCTCCGTAAAGATCACCTGGTCGAGTAGAAAATGAATATACTTCAGTATCATAAGGACCGACATTGACATCTTCACCAGTAAATGGGGCCTGTAATACTAATCCAGGAGAGTGATATATCATTACATGGCCTGGTTCAGTATCAGTTCCATCGGCTCCTGCAATGAAAAGAAGGTCTCCAGGGAGAAGTGGAGTACCACGATCTAGTTGGCATACTTTAAATTGTTCTTGAGTTGTACGAGGAATAGATAAGCCTACAGAAGTATAAGCCCATTGAGTAAGACCTGAGCAGTCAAAACCTACACCTGAAGTCTCTCCACCCCATACATAAGGAACACCATCTTGAGTTTCACCATGCTTAAGGGCTTCTACTCCTGCATTTTCTCGATTATAGATTGAGTACCAAGTCATTTTTTTTGCCTTTTTTTTATCCTCTTTACGTTCTCTAGTGTGAGTTCCCGACTCGATAAAATTGTTATCTATCGTCGTCAGGGTTACCGTAAACTAGACCATCCACTCCTGGGGTAGATGAATCAATCATGTTTGGGTCCCAGAAATCAGGATCAGGTCTAGCATGACCTGGTTTTTCAATAGTTTGACTCTTGGAAGATACAATCTTTGTGACAAACTGTATTAGGAATTTCCAAGGAACACTCGCTCTGAGAATAGATGAGATATTCGTACTAGAAACTGTAATATCTTTTTTAATACCTTTGTTGGTTCTCAAAGCATTAACCATAACGGCTTTAAACTGACGATATCTAGTAACTGATCTACTTGATGCAATTGTGTAAGTGAGACCTGAGGTAATTCTTCTATCTCTGTTGGTTGCCCTAGTAACAGTAGCCGAAACAATCTGTGCAGCTTGGGTGCTCTTAGATGCTTTTTTCTTCAATCTCATTGAAGAAACAGCAGTGGATTTTATAGTAGTATTCTTTTGCTTTGAAAGTCTATTAGCAAAAATTTCTACAACTTTGAGAATTGCAGATTTAGTCTTGGTGAATTTAACACTTTGTACTCGATCTACCTTGGCATTCCATCGTTTTTGCTTATTAATTCGAGCATTTTGAACTTCAGTAGTTGTAATATTAGTAGATTTAGTCTTACTGAGTCGGGTACTTCTAATTAAGTTGCTTTTAATGCTTTTAACTAATGATTTAGAAAGTTTAGTACTCTGAATAAAGGTAGTAGCAATAATTCGGTAGAAAATTCGACCGAGTTCTCCCGATTTTTGTACATATACTGATTTAACAGATTTGGCAACTGATTTTCTAGCAAATGCAGAAGAAATCTTTACTCCACGAACAATAGCATTTTTTGTCTTAGATTGTTTAATGCTTTGTACGAATACCGATCTAGCAATCCAGTTCTTTTGTTTATTAATTCTAGCAATATTTATTTGAACGAGTTTCTTAAATTTGGTTACAGTCTTGCTATTTCGAACAGTATTAACCCAGACAGTATGAACATTCTTAGTAATAGATTTCCGTAATTTGAGTGCTTGTACTTGGACAGTATGGATATTCTTATTAGCTGACTTGACTAATTTGACTGACTGAATTTTAACAACTCTAAAGGTAGAAGTCTTTATCTTATTAATTCGAGCAATATTGGTTTGTAACAACTTGATTGAAGTAATCTTCAGTTTGCTAATTCGAGCAGTTCGTACTTGTACAGTTCGTAGTATTGCATTCTTTTGCTTGTTAATTCTAGCAGCATTAACCTGCACCATTACAATAATTCGTTGTATGTTACCCGAACCAGTATTAGCAATGTAGACCATTGCTGCAGATATCATTCGGTAGAATATTCTGCCAATTTCACCGGCTTTTTCTACAAACACTGCTCGTACATTTTTGGTTATAGTCTTACCCAATCGAATTGTATTAATTCGCACAGGTTTAACTATTTTTGAGACAAGTTTGGATACTTTGATTGTTTGTATTTGTACAACTTTAGGAACCCAGTTCTTCTGCTTCACTAAACGAACAGTATTAACCCAAACAACACTAGCTATACGGATCATATAAGTAGTGG